CCCTGGCACATGGGTAGCCCTTCTTGCCGGAAGGCAGTTAAAATCGTTTTGCCCGATGGCGTCCATTATGGTGAGTATGAGATTGCTGGTGTGAGTATGACAGGATTGCATGGGCAGTATTCGGCACGGGATGGTATGGGACGCTCTGTTTATGTATTCTGTGAGCCGGTGGAGGTTGTGGACGACGATTATGAGACGGCCATTGATACTGCGGTCGCCGGTGGCATTTACCTGTCTGTTCCGACAGAAACCGGAGACCGGGAAATCGTTCCGGTAGAAACTGTGGCTTCATCTGAATTATTTTAAAAGGAGAGATTCACATGAAAGACCTGAGCGGGAAAGAATGGGACTATGACAAAGGCGAGAAGTACGCCATTCAGTGGTTTGAAGAGCATGGATTTGACGTTACGCTGAAGAAACGCTATATCAGCAAAGATGTTTTTGAAGTCAGCAAGGATGGTGTGACGGATACGTTTGAATTGCCGCTTGGCAATAAGGATATCAAGTATCGTAACGTCATGGAGCAGTTCGAGAAGAACTTCTCGTTGCTCTGTGAGCTTCAAAAACTCAGAGCGGAGCACGCTGCGAACAGATAAGACAGTAGAATTTTATTTTGAACTGCTCTATAAGGAGAGGTTGATATGAAGCAGGATATTCATGTTTGCCCCATTTGCGGGAAGACCTATGAGGGTAGGGGCGCTCTGTCGAGAAAAGATAATCAGACGTACATCTGCTCTGCCTGTGGCACACGTGAGGCCATGGTTGAAGCTGGCCTTGATATTGAGTTGCAGGATGAAATCATGCAGGTGATTTCTGATTATACAGAATCAAAAAACAAAAAGTGAAGTAGGGGATAGGCATTGACGGACTCAGGTTGCCTATGGTACAATAGATTACTTTCAAGCAAGGAGAAGTCTAGTGTAGTATGAGTTATCGTGTAAAACTTTATGTGAAAGAACTCCTCAATGAAAAAGGTATTACGCAGAAAAAACTTGCGGAGTTAACTGGACTGCGTGAAAATACCATCAGCGATATTGTTAGGAATAGCAGAACTGCTGTCAACTTTGAGCACTTGGGCAAAATCGCTACGGCCTTGGATGTTGATGATATTAGAAAACTCATTAACTTTGAGGAAGTATAGATATTTGGGACGGCACTCGTTCATGGTTGAGCGAGTGCTGTTTCCATTGCTAAGAAGGAGGTGCATGGATGATGGGCAATACATACGTTCATTATGGAAGTTCAAAGTTCCAAAATGAAAAATTCAAATCTATTAAAAACGAATTGTATTTTACAAAACCATCTGGCGGTTTATGGGCATCACCCATAGATGCAAAGTTTGGATGGAAGGACTGGAATGAATGTTCTTCATTTGCAGAGTGTTCGGAAGAGAATTGTTTTCAGTTTCGATTAGACGCAGATGCGAAAGTGCTTGACATCTATTCTGAAAAAGATTTAGATGGGTTGCCGGTAAAAGGCTTAGATGGGTCACCGGCATTGGATGGATTGCACTCGTTCTTAGACTTTGAAGAATTGCTACGGCAAGGATATGATGCTATAGAATTGCATCTCAGTCAGGAGAAACCCGTAAACACGTTTGGGCTTCATGGTTTGCGATATCGGTTATATGGTTGGGACTGTGATAGTATTCTTGTGATGAATCCAGATGTAATAGAACCAACATTAGAAAAGTAGCACCCCGAATGACAGGGTGCTACTTTTTTCGCAGGTATTATTGACACTACACCAATTATTCCTTATAATAGGAATATAATCCCATGTACAATAACATGGCAATGGCTTTTGAGTAATTCCGAAGGTCTGTATGATAACGTACATCTTCAACCTTACGCAATAGTGCAGACTCCAGGTTTACACTAAAACTGCATCGGGGGCCTTTTCCGTTTGCCAGTTCTTTTGCTTTTTCGGTATCAGCGCCGTTCTCGTATGCCTCAAGCCCAAGTCGTAAAAGCTGTTCAGTGGCGTCAGTTTGATTCATCGTAGTATACTCTTCGGCACCGCTGACAATATCGTGACGATATCTGTCGATTTCGTTGCGCAATGACAACAAAATACTTATTGAGGTTTTCTTCATCTCTATCACCCCACTCCGATTATATACGATAAAACTAAAAAAGTAAAGTATTTTTGCGCGTTTGGGTTGAATTAGCAGTCACCTTTTTGGCTAGAAAACGTAAATCATATTTTACGATTTTCGGATTTAACTCTTTTAACCCACTACGCAAAAATAGAACTATTTACATCACATGGTATTATAACACAATTTTTCAAAAAGGACAATTCATCATGAAAAAACAGTTTGCAATTTACGACGTAACTGGTGGCTGCCATAGCTGCGTGGCCTCTATTCGAGCATACAATGGCAAGACGGCCTTGCATATATATGTGCGAAAGAATTCTATTGAGTCATTATGGGAGTATAGCCGAGCACCTGATGACAGCTGGGAAGCATATTCTACATATGGAAAACGGCTAATGGCAAAACCCGCATTTAACCCCGACTTAGCCTAATAAAGGAGGAGAAGCCATGAGTTATAGTTTAGATGACATCGAAAGACAAAACGAGTTAGATACCCCCATAGAAGCATGTAACCAACCAGCAGCGAACAAAGACCTTGACATACCATTGGAACAAATCACAAATCAGGAGGTATCGTCTTACTGGCTGAAAGACTGTCCGTCTTTAACCATGACGCCCGATGAGCTAGAGAAAGAGACACTAGATAAAATCAAGCAGGCACGGCATGAAAGATATTATCCGTTTCACTTTGAACCAGCGGGACTTTGGTGGATACCGTTATTTTGGGCCAGTATGTTGTGGGAGGGTATGTGTATGATATATGGGTGTTCCGACCATCCTATATGGGAATTTATTGTACTTGTTATTTCCCCAATCGTAGGAAGCATCCTGAGTTATCTTGCTCTGTGCCTTGGAAAAAGCATCTTTGTCTGGATGCGTGATAACTGGAAAGATTAAAGGAGGTATAGACCATGAGTATTCTTGGAAGAATGGGTGAGGGACTTATTTGCCTTGTGACAATGAACGCTGGCATTTGCATGAACCATAAGAAGCCGCCTACGCCATTGCCACCGCAGCATTTGCCATTCGACAACAGTCCGTTAAATGAAGAGTATCAGCACAACTGGAATCCAGAATTGCAAGAAGAATACTTCAAACAAATAGACGAGTACGGCGTTATGCCTGATGGAATGCCCGTATACAAACTGCTGACTCCTTGTGGAGACGGGGGAGTGACCATGAAGAAATGGGAACAGCATCCGTATGGCGGCGTGTGGAAGTACGATACGCATGTCAAAAGATTTAAAGACCTTTTGCAAGTTACGGATTACGAATATGCTTATCGGTATACCATTTATAAACGTCATGCACGAGGAACGCCAGACCTCATTAAACCGCGTGAAACATTTTATAGTGAAGAACAGGTTCCTGAGTTGCCTGAAGATTTTACAAAGAGTTTGTGGTTTGTCCATAAAGAACCGCAGTTTTCCAGCCGCGCCTGTGTTATTAGTCGATATTTGACCAAGTGTGCAATGGAACATGCGGGATATGAATACAAGCCGCTTTTGAATATCATAACAGAATATTCTGCACGAGACCATCTAACACAACTTCCTGCATGGGACCGTCTATTACGCTATTTGTAAAGGAGAAATTGAAAGCATGAACTTGAAAACTGAAAATGCGAGTCCTGTAATGGAAATTCATACTCCGAAAATGGGAGAAGTCTGGTGGGCAACGATTGAAAACCATGTTGGCCATCAGCAGGGAGGTCATCGACCGGTATTGGTGGTCAGCAATAATATCAGTAACCGGTATGCACCTATCATTGATGTTCTGACAATTACATCTTCGCCTCAGAAACTAAAAAAACAGCATATGCCGCAGCATGCATTGATTCCTGCGGGTACATTGGAGGGCCTGGAACGGCCCTCTATTGTTTTGTCAGAAAATATGTGGCATCTGAATAAAGAGCAGCTGGAATCTAAAATTGGAGTTCTCCCGGACGACATTATGCAAGAGGTAGCTATCGCAATGTTTCATCAGTGCCCGTTTTTGAAACTGGCTGTAGATGCCGATGTTTCCAATGAGCAGACCTTTTTAAAGATTCTACATAGCGCTTAAATCTTTTCGCCTGTATGGTTGACAAGGTATGAAAGTACCGATATAATTACCTTATACGAAATAGATACGACCCTTATAGTCCAAAAATGACCGTATGATATCTTTGAGGTTGTAAAACTTCCAGTACAAGAAACCTTATTTGGCACCCATTACAAAAATAGAAAATGTAAAATCGTTGTCGCGTGTAAGGAAGGATAGGCAAAGATACTTAACCTATCGTATCCTTCCAGGGCAGATTCCCAAATTGGGAACCAGGTACTCCTTTTGCTATGGTATTTTCCAAAAAATTTATTTGTCTAAAAACGGTAAACAGTTACACAGAACTTGACAATTTCGCATAATGATGTTATTATTGGAAACGGTAGGTGATACTATGATTACAGTTGAGAATACAAAATCTACTGCAATAGAATTTATTAAAAAAGCATTAGCTTGGGAGCCAAATGCCTCAATGGACTGTTTATGGGCAAAACTCGCACAGACCGGTAAGATGTCAACTGAAACAATCACACGTTACACTGCAATCCCTTCTGCACTAGAGCAAGCACCAGAAGAAGACATCTGTTTGTTGTACCAGGCATTATGGCAGAACGAGTGGCCACAGATTACTGCGTTATTTGATGCAGCTACTATAGAAAATGCGGACAGGCAAATCGCTACCAAATATCAGGATGCCTTTCCATTAAAATTCCAAGCAATTTCACTATCAAACCACGATGAATATTTCATAGCTTTATCCGCGCAAGAAATCAATACGTTAGTACAAAATGGCATTTTGCAAATCCGTACAGATATGCAGCGTGAGTCTGTTATTACAGCGTATCATGGGCAGTTGATTTCACATGTGCGGTATGACGATGACTGGGCTAGAACAATTGGTCAGGCATTCAGCGATGGCGATGGTTATTCTTCAGCTTTACGCTGGAATCTAGTCATCGACGGGACAGAGCGATATGATTATGATGCAGCGACCAGTACGCTTACAATTTACTCTGGCTGTATTGCTATCATAGGCGGCCAACACAGAACCAGAGCTTTGGAATATGCACTTTATAAAAACCCGCATTTAGATTTAAAAATGGGCATCTTCTTTACGATTGCAACACCAGAGCGAGCACAGTTTATCATCAATCAGGATGAGTCCCGACTAGAAATTAACAAAGAGCATAAACAATCCATGGCCGATAGCGCTGCACGTAGAATTGTGCGTCTGTTACAAACAAATCCTGAACTGGCAGACTTCAAATTTATCACAACGCCAGAAGAATATAAAGCAGGCGGCGGGTTCATCTTAGTGTCGCAAGCAGTACAGGCCATTGAATCTTGCAAACCTTCCACGCGCAATAAACATTTATCTGCAAAAAAAGTTCGTACGATTGCAAATTGGCTGACTGAGTTCTTGGTGGAGCTGGAAGATTCTATCGAACATGAAATGAGTATGTGGAGTACAAGCCCGCAGCCGTTGGTTTGCCCGAACGCTTTTAACGCCTACTTTTGGTTGGCATTTCAAATTGAGGAGCATGAAAATTGGAAATCAGAATTGCCCGAAATAATTTCCAATTTTAAATTTTTGCTCGGCAATTTGTCCCATTTACGCCAATGCGGCGGAAAAGGTCATATCACTACCTTCATATCAACTATGGAGGAGGCGTATAAGCGTGTACAATGAAAAGCGCAAGCAACAATTCTTTGCAGAGCAGTATTATAATATCGACGATTATATCCTTTCTATATTTAATAGTATCAGCACGTTTGAAACCAGGTTCAATAAAGACTTCTGCGACTGGAATCTGGAAGAACTTTCGGCCTGGTACTCGACAAAAAACAGTGTACGCATGACTTATTTAAACAATGTCTGCACGCCGCTCAAAGCATATGTCCAATGGTGTGATGCACATCAACTACGCATGTTATCTATACAGCATCCGATTGAAACGTCTGATTTGGGAATGCTCATCAATGCCAGTAAATTTGCACTTTCTACATTCTATGGGTTTGAAGAACTGGACGAGTACATGTCTTATGCAGATAAACTACCAGAACCACAACGGTACTATCCGTGCCAAGCAATTTGTGTTTTATCCTGGTTTGGCTTATCATTGGAGATGATGCGGTACTTACGCCTGGATGATATTCAGCCGGAGACACAAACTGTTTACGTAAAAAATATTCCAGACTTAGTTGGCATCTGCGAAAATGACCTGATACATACATCAGAGCGAGAAATGTACTATTTAAACCGGTATCAGGAAGAAGCAGTTAGCCGGAATAAAGATTTACCGAGCCATTGGTTCTTACGACCAGCTTATGCGACGAAACGAGCGACCTCAGATATCCAAGAACAATGCTCGCCCGTACAACCCGCATATATTATGGAGCGTTGGCGGCAAATGACAGCAGCCCAGCCTCTAACATCTCCATTGAGAGCCAAGAAAATTTATCGTACCAGACTGTGTGAAAACAATTTCATGATGATGGTATACCGGGACCAGCAAGCAAAGAACATTACCGAAGATGACGCTTCGTATTGGAAAACTCTAAAGGGAGAAGTGCCAAAACGGGAATGGGGCTTGTTGCTTTATAATTTTGATTGTGATGCCCGTGCTACGAGAAGTCGTATGCGCAAGGAATATGCGCTTTATCGCAATTATTTTCAGGAGAGGGGATAAGCCCCTCTCCCTTTTTCTGTGAATAAGAATAGAAAAAAGAAAAATTTAATTGAAAAAGGGATTGACTTTATCAGGAACCGTGTTATAATAGAGGAACAAAAGGCAAACAGATACATTTTGGGGTGTCGCCAAGAGGTAAGGCATAGGACTTTGACTCCTATATTCGCTGGTTCGAACCCAGCCATCCCAGCCACCGCAAGCAACAGGCTGCGGTCATTCATCAAGACTCCTATTCGATATGCAAAAAACCAGCCCATGAGGTTTCCTCGACTGAGAGGTTTGTAATGGGCGCACACAAGCCGATGTGTTGGAATAGGCAGACGAGGCGGACTCAAAATCCGTTGCCGCAAGGCGTGTGGGTTCAAGTCCCACCATCGGCACCAATCCGGGTGTAGCGAAGATGGTATCGCGCATGGTTTGGGACCATGAGACCGTGGGTTCAAGTCCCACCACTCGGACCACATTGGAAACTACGAATTTGAAAATTGCACCTTGAAAAATGAAAACAGATACGTTTTAAATGAAAAGCAGGAAAACATGGAGGGATACTCAAGCGGCTGAAGAGGTTGGTCTTGAAAACCGATAGGCGAAGAACTCGTGCGTGGGTTCAAATCCCACTCCCTCCGCCATACGCCGGTATGATGGAATTGGCAGACATACAGGACTTAAAATCCTGGGCTTTTAGCGTGCGGGTTCGACCCCCGCTTCCGGCACCATGGGTGAATAACCCACTTCTCTTTTCTTTTGTTGAAGGACGGACTTGTGTGCTTGTGTGGTGATGGGCCACAAGTTCGTCCAACACGCAGATATGGTGTAATGGCAACACATTGGTTCTCCCCACCAAGATGCAAGTTCGAATCTTGTTATCTGCACCATAAATCATCGCCATTCATATTTCATACCGTCCAAGGAGGATACATAATGGAGAGAATGTTAGTTACCCAAGGGTTGAATGAGTTAAAGACTCTGGACGCCCGAATTCGTAGAGCTATTTCTACCGCACAGTTTGTCCAGGCCGCGAAAGAGGCCGAGAAGAAGGTCACGCCAACACAAACCAAAGCAGAGTTTGAATCGGCAGCAGCTGCTTCTTACGCTTCCATTGTGGCGCTGATTAACCGCCGTGAGACTATCAAGGCAGCAATCGTGCAGTCTAACGCTGAGACCAAAGTCACGCTCTGTGGGAAAGAATACACAGTGGCAAAAGCAATCGACCTGAAGAAGTCTATGGAGTATTACCGTGCTCTATTAAAGACTTTTAATGACCAGCTATCCATCTCCTCCAGTAAAATGAATTTTGCGAACAATCAAATGGAAGAGAAGATTGATACCTTGGTCAAGACAGCTTTCGGACGAGAGTCTAAGACCTCCATCAAACCGGAGGAATATGATTCCATCGCAACTCCTTACAGAGCCGCCAACCAATACAGTCTGGTGGACCCATTGAACGCTAAAGAAAAAATCGAAGACCTGGAAAAGTTCATTGAGGAGTTCGATGCGACCGTAGATGCACAGCTTCAAATCTCCAATTGTGTGACCTTTATCGAAATCTAAACATGGCGGCAGTCATGCGAAAACTCTAAATTCACATCCCTCCTGTTTGCGCTGGTCAGGGTCAGGTTAAACAAAGAAAACAGTCGCTCTATTGAATCAAAGTGCTGATGACACTTGGGTTCCAAATCCAAACCTGAAATTTGGAATTTGGAAAAAGAAATGGTTATTGAAACCGTTACAGGGTCAAATCCTGTACATATGAGGCGTGTTGGTTCCATGTGTGCGAACCACGCCATGTAGCCGAAATGCTCAGTGTTTAAGCGTCAATGGTTAATAGTTACATACTTACTTCTTACTTTGTGAATTTTTAATGCATAGGCTTCATTCGTCGATAAAATCCCATGTTGACGTTCGTGGTGCTGATGTGAGTATCCCCGAGTTTCGTTTGGGCTGCATGGCTGCCGTTCCATCATAGGCGAGGTTCGAAGGTTGGGAAATCCAAACGGGGCCAGTACGATTCTGGCGGGTGTATGAAAACGCCTAACGCTGAGACCCATATCATGCTATAAGGGTGACTACCAGCTGCCGGTTCGCTACCGGAATAGACAGCATTAGTTGTATGAAGATGGGCGTTGGGGACTACGAAAGTGTTCAAGTGTAGGGAATGCTACCTATGCGTGGGGACGATACTAAATTAAGTGCATCCTTTGTCAGTTAGAGAAAAAAGTACTTGCACCCGTTACGCTCGGCAAAATGCGCACATTGCAAGAAGTTAGGTCAAACTGGCCCCCATAAATGGAGTGTTGCCGGAGAGGTAACGGGTCGGATTGCTAATCCGTAGCCTATGGAAACGTAGCACAGGTTCGAGTCCTGTACACTCCGCCATAATTTGCTGCTGTAGCGTAATGGTAGCGCAAGTGATTTGTAATCACTGGGTTGCAGGTTCGACTCCTGTCAGCAGCTCCATCCCCAATTTGGACATCTATGCATATGCGGATATGGTGGAATCGGCAGACGCGATGGATTTAGGTTCCATTGTCAATCGACGTGCAGGTTCAAGTCCTGCTATCCGCACCAGTGGAGTTTCAATGCTTCACCTTTCGTATTGTTCCTGCTTGGGCGGTTGTGGGAGAGGAAGTCGGACGCCTCTCTCACAATCCAAGTTGGGACATAAAAATGTAAACAGATACTTTTTAAAAAACGGGTCCTTAGCTTAGTTGGTAAAAGCCACCGGCTCATAACCGGCAGACCCAGGGTTCAAGTCCCTGAGGACCCACCACAATGAGGTGATAATAGCGATAAAAAATACAAGAAAGGAGGAAATCACGCATGCATACAGAATATGCGCTGCGCCGCATCGACGGACTGTACCTTGGAGTGCGAAAAGATAAGTCTGTTTATTATGTCAAAACCTTTGATGAAGCATATCGCGCTCCGTTGCCAACAATGCGAGGACTGTTACAAGGTAACTTCTCTGGCGATGAAAAACGCAAATGGTCTTTCTGTTCTGAGGACAGAGGTCCTTATAAAATTGAAGTGTCCACCTCGGACACAGCCAGCAAAACGAAACTCGTGAACGGCAACCAGCAAATCTCAACGACCTTGCCAGTTGCAGAGTTCGCAACAGGGAATACTGACGATTCTGAAAATGGGGAAACATGGACTGCGTATTTAGCATCGCAAAAAGATTTTTGGCAAAAAACATTGAAGCGGAAAGCTGAACTGTCGCAGCAGGTATCTCAAGCAGATAAGGCTCTATCAGACATCTATCATTACGTTGAAGATACTAAGTTCAATGCTTCCCAAGGCTATAAAATACTCATGAAAGAAAAAGAAATCTTGCAACAACGACGAAAAGCTAAAAAGGAATTGCAACGAATTCATATTTTTGAACATGCAGCAGGAGAAGTCTTTTGCACTTCCGGGATTGAAGAGCAGTTGCAGGCCGTTAATACGTCGCAGTATCAACCACGTGTATTGACCGAGTTGTTTAAGACAGGGAAAATTTAAATGGATACTTTACTTTTTACAATCGTCACAGTGGCATGTGCGACAGTTGTGCTGTTATTCGCTATGCTGGTAATATTTTTATTTTTTGTGGCACGATTCATTTTAGGAGACCACGATAAGCTATATAACGAAAATGGCGAATACAAGCGCAGAGTTTATGAGCTACTAGATGACATCTTGTGGTCTTGAAATGGAGGATACCTATGGGAATCATCGGTTCTATTTGCGCAATTCTAATCGTGATTGTTATCGTACTGGTGATGTTCCCGGTGTTGCCAGATATATTCAACAATTTGGAAAAGCATTTTGGCTGTGAGGAAGAGCAGAACTCAAAAGATTCAAACGACTCATAATACTATTTTACAGGAGAATTACATATGGGTAAAACAGGGAAAGGCATTGCCGTTGGCATTTTCATTGTCATAATCGCTATCATAGGTATTATCACCTATAACCTTGTGACAGTTAACATTCGAGCTGGCTATGTCGGTTATCGCTACGATAGGCGAGTAGCAAACGGTTCAGAAGGTACTATTCCAGGTACTTCAGTTATCGACACTCAGTTGACTGGCCTAGTATTCATCAATCCTTTTACGCAAGAAATCATTACATATCCCACGACCATTGAGTCTTACAACTTCACTTCACCCGACGAGAACGATAATGACGGGGAAGACTGGTCCATGACTGTAGGGACCAACGAAGGTAAGAATGTTGGTGTGGACCTCTATATTTCAGTAAAACCATCTGATATTAGTAAAATCATTGCGTCGTTCGGCACGAAGAGCTTTGATAACATTATTAAGAATGACGTTTATGGTTTGGCAAAAGGAAAATTGTCTGTGGTGATGCAGGACTATTCCGTATATGATGTACAATCTTCTCGTTCTGCCATCCAAGAGGCTGCTGCTGCGCTACTGAAAGATTCTTTGGAAGAGACATATGGCATTTCATTAGTGCGATTTGAGATTGGTACTTTGACATTGCCATCTGACATTCAAGAGAAGATTGACCAGAAGACTGAGGCCATCAACGCTGTGGAATTGGCAAAACTGGAACGTCAGCGCCAGGACGAAGTGAATCAGCAGGTGGTGGATGCGCAGTCTGCTGAGTCTGAGAAAGACTTGATTGCCCGCCAGACCGAAGCTGATGCCGCTGCTTATGAAAAAACAGCTGCTTCTGAGGCTGAGCTGGCCGTCGCTGAAAATAATGTCAAGATTGCAGAACAAAAAGTTAAGGTTGCAGAACTGGAAAAGGAAGCCGAACTGGAATCCCAAAAGGCTTATACGGATGAGTATTTTCGCAATAAAGAGTTGGATGTGCAACAGGCAGCTGCGGAAGCCATTAATAGTTCAGTCAGTACGATTATTACAGATAGCGATGGCAGCGGATATGGCGGACTGGTTGGTTTGCAAAAGGTCCTGGAGGCACTGGACGAAGAATGAGCTATGATATTTCTCTGGTCGATATAACGACCAAGGAAGTCTTACAGTTAGAGCGCCCAATATATCTGTGCTCTGCAACGTATCCAATAGGCGGTAGTACCGAGTGCTGGATGAGCATGACGTTTAATTACGGCACAATTCTTAGACGCATTTTTCCGCCAGACGGTATTCATCAATTTCATGATATGGTCGCTGAGGCCAGCATCCCATTGCTGGTAGACGGTATCACGCAATTAAAGTGGGACGTATCAAATGATTACTGGGAAGCAACCGAAGGAAATGTAAAAGCTGCGTTACTTTCTATGATAACCTTGGCGTTGATTCGCCCAGATGGAGTGTGGGAAATTTCTTCGTGAAACAGGAAAACAGTAAAGTCCAGTGTGAGCAAAATGTCGTTGAGAATGAAACGTGGCAAACTCTGGTAGAGGAAAATCATCGGCTGATATGGGGATTCTTGCATAAGCATTATCTGGATGAAGAATGGTGGGACTTGGGCGCAATTGGGCTATGTCAAGCAGCTAGGTCTTATGACCCAGAACGCGGCGCTTTTGGTACTTATGCATACCGGTGTATGTACAATCTCTACGCAAAAACCACACGGAAGCCAGTCTTAGGGGCTTTGTCCATGAGCACACCACTGGTCGCGGACAATGAGAACTTTACTATTGGAGATACTATTGCGAGCACCGATACGATTGATACACAAGCTGAACTATCTGTTGAGCTGAAATCTCTTCTCAAAACATTGGGGGAAAGAGATTTGCGCATTCTCTCTTTGCGACTAAAGGGATATGAAGTTCCTGAAATTGCTTCGCGGTTGGGGTATACCAGGCAGGGAATCCATCTCCGTCTCAAAAAAATGTATGCAGCAGTACGAGGAGACTGCCAGCTATATTCAGTAGAAGGCAAAGACGATATCAATGAAATTTATCGGTTAAGAAAAGAAATTGTAGAGCAAATACAGTCATTTTAAAAGTTGGTGTACTATGAAAAAAGCGAATCCTATTCCGCAAAAGAAGACCAAGACCACTGCACGAGGCCGTAGATTAGCAAAGCAAATCCCAATCTTATTAGAGAATGACCCATCCTCTTATCTCTCAAAGGGAGACAAGGTACAGCTAAATGTTCAAAAGATTCAAAGCCGTACTGACTATGCCCGATATACATCCGGCTATAAAGAGTTTGTCGCTTCGAGTGTTGAACGCATTTTTACTGTCCAAAAGGTTTTGAACACAGATTCTGAAAAGTTAACGCTGGTCGGCTTCGAGGAAGAACCAACTTGGTTATTTAATATCTGCGACCTCATTCGCATAGAACCGGAGGCCGTATCCAAATGATTGAACTGCAAAAAGTAATTTGTCCCCGATGTGAGCACAAGACAAAAGTGTGGATTCGTCCAGATACACTGATGCTGAATTTCCCATTGTATTGTTCTTATTGCCGGACAGAAACCCTGATTAACATAAAAGACTTACATATTCATGTCATAGAGCCAGACGCCAAGACGCAGAGCCTGACAACCTGATGTAGTGAAATATCTACACGGGCTGTCAGGCTCTGTTTCTTTATTTCTACAATCCCAATCCAATGGATTGTTCACATATAACCAAGGCGGGAATTCAGTGCCCCAAAGACTGAAAATCCAGAATACATAAAGGAGAACTACATAACAAATGGAACTGAAAGACCAACTGCGTGACTTCGAGAACAAAGTCTCCATGCAAGGCCCCTTGACTGAACTCGAAGTAAGAAGAGGAAAAAACGAAAAGACGGGCAATGAATGGCTGCGCATTAAGGGTGCCATCAAGTTTGGTGAGCATGCCATTGAGGCAAAGCGTTTTGATACTGGCATTATTACCCGTCACAAGAAGACTGCTGAAGGACAACTGGATACTGCTGATAAACCCGCCTATACTCGCATGAATGATTTCGCCACACAGGCAAAGATTGCTTTTGATGCCACACCGGAAAGGGGAGCACCAATCGTTAGCTTGCTGGGTTCTTTTGTGACGAACATTTATATGAATTCCAAAAATGATTTAGTCGAAACGGTTACTATTCGCCCTGGTTATTTGCGGTTATCTCCAGAGATTTATGATGGCCCCTCGGCAGCACCTACTGTTGAAGGTATGATTTATAGCATTGCACCCGAGACAGCCGGTGAGGAGAAGCATGAGACTGGCCGTTTGCGCGTGACTTTGCTAACCGTTGATTATTTTAAGAACCTTGTTCCGATTAAGAACATTATTGTGACCGCTGAGAACTGCGAGTATTTTGAGGACCATTATGAAAAGGGCATGACCGCGAAGCTGTATTTAGAATGGGTGCCCAAGGTCGATGAGGCTGCGGTTCCTGCGACTGGCGGTTTTGGCAAGAAGCGCACGACCGGCGGTAAGAGTTATCTGGAACTGGTCTGTGTCGGTGCCGATGCGCCTCTGGACGATGATAATAAGAATGCGTTTGCGCCTGCTGTTGCAAAGGTTCTGATGCAGGAATATAAGCAAAAGGTAGAAGAAATTAAAGAAGCAGGCTATCAGGGTTCTACACAATCTACTTCAGCTGCATCTCGTACAACCACACCAGCATCTGTTGTCAAGGCTCGCGCTACCAGCGCAGCGTTTTCTGATGACGATGATGATGAGATGCCTTTCTGAGTAACGGCTGGAGGATTACATAATGGAAATTGATATTTTTGGTATTCAGCCACACGTTGTCTCCCGTGACTTGAGTGGCAAGTCCTTCCTGTTCTACGGCGAAAAGAAAGCCGGTAAGACTACAACTGCTTGTAAGTTTCCCAGTCCATTGCTGATTGCCGCCGAAAAGGGCTACGGTATGATTTCCGGTGTCCGTGCGCAGCTGGTCAATAAATGGTCTGAGATGTTAAAAATCAAAAAGCAGTTGCTGAAAGACGCTGCCGCCGTAGAGCGTGGCGAAAAGGATTCTACTTTTTATAAGACCGTTATCATTGATACCGGTGACTTGGCTTACGAGTTCTGCGAGAAGTACATCCTGGATAATGAGGGTGTACAGTATTTGAGTGAGACTGAGGACAAGCGTGGCTATAAAGCTGTACAGCGTGAATTTGATTCTTACTTACAGGAAATCGTCAAGGCCGGTTATACGCTCATTGTGATTTCACATAGCCAAACCACGCAGAAGAAAGAAAAGGATGGCAGCAGTTATGAACTGACTGCGCCCACTCTGGACAAGCGTGCTGCTCTGGTTACTAGCCGTTTGGTAGACGTTATCGGTTATATTGCACCTGAGACAGATGCCGAAGGTGTTACGCAGATGATGATGTACATGCGTGGCTCGAAGTACCTGGAGGCCGGTTCCCGCAATCCTTACATGAGCGAGAAAATTGTACTCTCTTATGAGAACTTGCGGGATGATATGGCGCGTGCAATCGACCAAATGGAGGCCAACGGTGCCATGGTCACACGTCAAGCAGAGAACTTATTTACTGCCCAGTCTGAGACAGCTGATTTTGACGCAACGCTCAAGGCAGTTGGTAAGGCTGCAAAGGCTGTGAAGTCTGCCGGTTTGGAAAATGAGTATACCGCTATCGTGGAGAAGTATTTGGGCAAGGGACGTTTGGCTCGCGACTGTACCAGAGACCAGGTTGACCATCTGGTTTTGATTCTGGAGGATGTCCAAGAGCTGGCACTTACCAATGGCATTGCCGTCTAAGATACATAAGGTGGGGGCTTCGGCCCTCACCGCTTAGACAGGGGGTGCTATTGTGCCTGCAAAAAAGACTACTGCGAAATGCACGCTTTGTAAGCAAGAGTTCAACATTGAGGCAGAATTATTTGAGATTCCCGGCGAGAACATGCCGTCGGCCAAGACGAAAAAGCGTTACTGCGCTGCATGTCTTCCCCAAGCAAAAGCCAACCGTAAAGAGATAGAGGACCATAAAGCATTGCGGGATTATGTCTATGATGCGTATGGCGGTAAGGATTACTGGGGGAAAAACGGATTTACGGGAATCGCAATCCAGTTGGACAAATTCAAAACAGACTATAAGTTTACCTATAAAGGGATGCTTCTGACGTTAAAGTATTATTATGAAGACCGTGGGAATCCATGGCCGGAAAGACCCAGCGTTGGCATCATCCCCTATGTATACGAAGAAGCAACTCAAGCATTCATAGCAGACCGTGAACGGAAGAAACGCCTTGACAGCATTGACGTGGAAGCAGCATTAGAAAAGAAACGCTATATCACCTTGCATCACACAACGTCCTCTTCCGAAGCCTATATGATGCGCAAACTTCCACAATTAGATATAGATGATTTGGGTGGGGACGAATGAAAGCGAAAAACTCTACTGCCTATGTAAATAAACGAGCGATTCAAGAGGTGTTAGGGTCGTTTATGCGAGAGCCAAAGCTAATGTATGACTATCGTGTAGAAGCCTCTGACCTACCTGAGAAATTTCATCGCATTATCTTGTCAGCGATTCTTGGCCTGTACCGAGATGGTAAAGGCGTTACTGAAATTGATGCTGTGGCGATTGATGATTATGTCAGCAAACACGCATCGGTGTATCAGTTATATCTCCGTAAAGATGGTCCAACCTATGTAGAACGAGCGATTGAAAGTTGTGACCCGAAGAACATTAAATACTACCATACGGAATTAAAGAAAATGGCATTATTAAGAGCCTTTCATGAGCAGGGTTTTGATGTGTCAGACTTCTTTGACCCGGATGAAGTGGACCCGGAAATTATCGAAAAGCATCAGGCGTTATTGGATGTATCATCGCCAAAAGATATTGCAGATTATTTCCGAAAAAAGCTCCTGAAAATCTCTGAACCTTTTGCCTTAGATGGAGAACACACCTCCAAAAAGGCTGGTTCTGAAGGCCATGCACAAGTGGAGCGATGGAAGCAAGACACAGCGTGGGGCATTGGATACGCCAGTGCTTATATGACCACTATTCTACATGGCCTCCGGCAACGGCGATTTACCGTTATGAGTGCCGGTTCTGGTGTCGGCAAGACCCGTATGTCGATTGCGAATATCTGCAATGCTGGTTGTCCGTATTTATACGACAAAGCGCAAGGGGAATGGGTCGTCAATCCGAATGCAAACGGTGACGGGGTGCTATACATTGGCACAGAGATGGAGCTGTTGGAAGAAATTGACCCTATTTTATGGGCCTATATTGCGGATGTTCCCCAAGAGCATATAGAATTTAATCTATACGTAGGCGATGAAGAAGCCCGTGTACATAGGGCAATTTCTATCTTGGAGAACAACGCAAATATCTGGTTGGAGTATGTACCGGAATATGATACCGCCCAGCTGGAGACGTTAATTGAAAACCATGTCCTGAACCACGATGTGAAATATGTGTTCTTTGACTATATTCACAGCACAGTCTCTCTGGTCAGTGAATACAGCGCAAAGTCAAATGCAAAAATGACTGTTCGAGAAGACCAAATCCTTGGGTCACTCTCCAATGACTTGAAGAAGCTGGCCAGAAAATATAATGTGTCGATTGATAGTGCCACCCAGGTGTCCGGTGACTTTAAGAATACCGAGAACCGGGATGAAACCATTGTCCGTGGTGCAAAAGCCATTATTGATAAGACCGATAGTGCTATGATTGCAATGCCGCCTACCACACAAGAGTTACGGAAAATAGGAAATATTCTCTCACGGACGTTCGGAATGCACGAACCCAATTTGATTCTGAGTATTTACAAAAACCGTGGCGGTAAATATAAGAAGGTAAAGATTTGGCTGTATGTAGACTACGATACAATGCGCGTTCATGACTTATTTGTCACGGACTATGAGTATAATTTGCTGAGCGAAATTGAACAGACTTATATTGCAGTCAGCGGAGCACATCGTGAAGTTGGCCATAAGCAAGAACATGCAATCTTTAATATTCAATCTTTAGATGAAATGGAACTAGACAACAACGATTTAGATTTTTAGAGTGGTGAGTGAATGTGGCTTCTTACAACAATAACTTTGTAAATCGCTTGCAAGAGGCATTGACCGACAAAATTGTCATAGAGATTTTAGGAGAGTTAGGTTCACCGCCATACTCTATAAAAGAAGATAAGATTTGGTTTCGAACGGTCTGTCATGGCGGTGATAGCCATAAGCTATGCTATTTCAAAGAATCGCATAATTTTTATTGCTTCACCAGCTGTGGCAGTCTTTCTATTTTTCAGTTGGTTTCCAAGTGTAAACGATGTACTTTAGGCGAGGCCATTAACTATGTCAGTCGCAAAACCGGGCTTTCTATTCGAAATGGATTCCACGCAAAGGACGATGGGATAGCCGCAGAGATACAACAAATGGAACGCTGTATTTCCATGCGGCGAAAAACAAAGTCTGCGACACAGCGGCTTGCGACTTATGACCCCAATGTCCTGGCATATTTCGACGCCGATACTTATTACGACGGATGGATTCGAGAGGGAATTGGTGTTCAGACGATGATGGACTTCGGTATCCGGTGGTATGAGTTGGAGAAGTGTATTATTATCCCGCACTATAACGCCGAAAAACGACTGGTAGGAATACGTCGCAGAAGTTTAAAAGCAGCAGATGCTCACAACAAATATATGCCGCTCTGTTTTTGCGACGTGCTGTATTCACATCCATTGGGTTTCAATTTATATGGGTTGGATATGCACCAGGAAGCAATTCGGCAAGGGAAAAAAGTCTTGATTGTAGAATCGGAGAAAAGCGTTATGCTGGCCCATGAATATTATGGTCGCCATGCGTTTGCTGTAGCCTCTTGTGGTTTTAACGTCTCTAACTGGCAGCGAGATACGCTTCTGGACATGGGTGTTGAAGAGGTGATTCTGGGTTTAGATAAAGACTTTGACCCCTTGGTATGTGACGATGAAACGCATCCGCAGTATCTACAGTATTGCAATTATATGGAGCGAATCCTACGATTGGCGCAAAAATTTTCCCCGTTTTGTCGGACGTATGTATTGTGGGACAACTTGGGGCTGTTAGGCATTAAAGACTCGCCATTGGACAAGGGAAAGGCTACGCTGGAAACCCTGATGCGAAATAAAATTGAGGTGACAGCCTAGTGCTAGAAAAATTAAAATGGAACGTATTACATAAGCAAACCTTTAATGAGCGTGAGGATTTTTTAGAGACGATTCTTGCAACAGATGGTATTGAAGATATTCCTGCGTTCTTAAACCCGCCAAAGAGCGCCTGTCACGACCCGTTCCTGATGAAGAATATGCGACGGGGAGTGGAACTGCTACATAACGTCTTAGATGGTGAGGGAGCCGCTATCTATCTGCAAGTTGACTCTGATGTAGATGGTTTTACATCGGCAGCTTATATGAAGCAGTTTATTCAAGATGTTGACCCAACTGCCCGTGTTGACTGTTATTTGCACTATGCAAAAGAGCATGGTTTGGTTTTAGAGGAAGCAGATGAACGTATCTTGACAGAGTATTATGGGCTTGTGATTGTGCCGGATGCAGGTTCCGATGAAGCAGAAGTTCATACTACCTTGGGCTATCGGTATGGAATTCCGATTTTGGTGCTTGACCACCACCAAATCGCTGAGAACCAAGAAGAATATTGGACATGCCTTATCAACTGTCAAGATGGCCAATATCCCAATAGAACATTATCTGGCGTTGGTGTCGTACAGAAGTTTGTGGAAGCCTTTGCGCAAACATATCCAGAGTTAAATATCGACACAGAAAAATATATGGACTTAGTTGCGCTAGGCAATATTGCAGATGTCATGGACTTGCGCAATCTGGAAACCCGATATTATGTGTTACACGGCCTGGATGAAGAGCATCGGCATAATCTTCTAATTTCGGAAATGGCAGAACGGTTTCATAATGATATGAAACTGGGACACACCATTAAGAATTATGGCTGGGTTATTGCGCCCAAAATCAACGGGTGTATCCGATATGGGACACAGGCAGAGCAGAATGATTTATTTAAAGCGTTAAGTGGAGAAAAGCGGGACAGCTTATACCAGCCCCGTAGACGCTCTACGGACGATACGATTCCACCTATCGAGATTCATTCTTTGCAGAAAACAATGGCTCGTATCTGTGCTAATGTTAAGTCCAGACAGGACAAGGCTGTTCGGAGCGGAATGGAATCTTTAATAGATAGAATTCGTCAGCAGCATCTGGATGCACATTCCATCTTGGTAGTCGATTCTACTGGAGTCGATATGAAAAGCACTGTGACGGGACTTGTGGCCAACAAACTGGTCAGCAAATATCGTCGCCCAGTGTTGGTGATACATCCAGATAATGAGGGCTTTTTAAGAGGTTCGGCCAGAGGGTATACGTATGGTCCCATTCAGAGTTTGCGAAAAACGCTCCTGGAAACAGGGCTGTTTACAATGTGTGCTGGGCATGATAATAGTTTCGGTGTAACGCTGCCAGCAAATAATCTCCCAGCTTTATTGGACTATTTTGATGAGAGATACCCCTTATCGTCGTTACAGACGGTCTACACCGTAGACTATGAAGTGAAAGGTATGCGGTTACGGCCTAAGGATGTAGAGCGCGTCGCCAACAATTATGCCGTATGGGGCAATCAAACTGTTCCTGAACCGCTGTTTGCTGTGACGGACATTTACATTGATGCAAAAGATATTCATAGCTGTGGTGAAAGCGGTCTGTATATTCGATTCACATACAATGGTGTTGACTACATTAAAAAGTACTGTAGAAGTACAGAATACAATGACATTACGTTGCGTGACAGGCATGTCATGGGCGAAAATCGTAAGCATCTCAAACTCACTGTCCTTGGAAACTTCTCCCTAAATGAGTGGGAAGGGGAGCGGTATCCGCAAGTCGTGATTCAACATTGGTATAGTGAAGAAGTGACAGCCAATACCACACTGGACGACGATGACGATGATTTTATTTTTTAAATTCTAATATACAAATGGAGGACGAAACAATGAACGTAATCTTTGTAAGACATTTAGGCAAGAAGAAAAACTATGCGTTTGAGGTACCGGTTGAATTGGCTCCCTATGTGGCAAAAGGCAATACCGTTGTGTGTGATACAGCAAAAGGGGAGAACCTGGGCATTACAACTTCCGGCTTACTCTATGGTCCTGGCGTAGAAGATGTTGCGATTATGCATGGTGCCACTTTGCCGTTGGCCAGAATTACCGGCGTGTGGTCTGAGATTCCCATGCGTTCGATTCGTCTTCCCCGGCGTTTCACAGGGAATCTTCCTCGTGCCGAAAAGCTGCAAACCCGCATGGACGAATACAAGGCCAGTGGCTCTTTCCGCACCAACATTATTGTTGATGAGGATGGCTATTTGCAAGATGGCTACTCCGCCTATTGCATCGCAAAAATTTTAAACCTGGAGAAGCTGCCTGTGTTTGTTGGCGTGAAAAAGGTCAGCACCGTTGAAAAGAAAGAGGAAACTGCAAATTTCACAGTGCAAACCGTTACGAGTGGCCGCCTCACAGACACAGAAACAGGCGCAGTCGTACTGGATATGACACCATCACTCACTACAACGGATACAGATACCGTTACAATCGCTGCGGGTGCCGCGTTGTGATACAGTCGTTTTGCCTCACCTGTTGCGAAAAGCGTCCATATTTATTGGAAGAGCGTCATGCATCCTTTACCGTGCGAGGCTGTACATATACTTATCTGGAGCGCAGCGCTTATTGCGTTGTGTGCGGGGATGAGATTTATGTCCCGGAGGTCAATGACTGGAATGTACAAGCAAGAGAAGATGTTTATTTTGCCGTTTCTCATGAGGGGGCAGAGGCTGATGGGAGGCAAACCAAATGGGGTCTTCTTTAGAGGAAGCAAACATTGAATGGGAACAGGTTCCTTTTATGTCGAACCATAACCATACAGAGATTTCTAACTTTCGTTTAAAGGATTGTATTATCCGCATTGAAGACCTCATCAACCGTGCGGCGGAATTGGGCTTTCATGGTGTGTCCATCACAGACCATGAGGCCCTTTCCGGCCACGTGCGATTCCTGGAGCGGTATCAAACCCTAAAGGCTGCTAAAACTAAATACGATTCTTATATCGCCAATGGAGATACAGATGGACTGGCACAGGATGCAGATGTGCAAAAGGAATTGAAATACGTACAGGTAATGCCTGCTGATTTTAAAATTGGACTTGGTAATGAAATCTATTTAGTGGATGACATTGCTGATGTCACAACGAACTATCAGCCCGGTGTTACAAAGTTCTGGCATTTCATTTTGATTGCAAAAGACGCCATAGGATACCAGCAGTTGCGGCGTATCAGTTCTGAATCGGCTTGGAAGCATTGGTTTAAGCATGGTCGTATGGAGCGCGTTCCTACGATAAAACGAGAACTGGAAGAAATCATTGGAAATGACAAGGGACATTTGATTGCGCAGACTGCTTGCTTGGGCGGTGAGTTTGCAACGAATGTACTGAAATATTATCGGGACAACGATATGGCGGCAAAGCGAAAGATACACCGTTTTGTAAAATGGTGTATTCGTATCTTTGGGCCTGAGAATTTCTTCTTTGAGATGCAACCGACCTTGGAAGTTCCCGTCGAAGGAGACAATGATTATACGGCAAGTTACGACCAAATCATTGTCAACGCTCACATCCCGTTCTTGGCGAATGCCTATGGATTAAGGTATGTTGTTACCACTGACAGCCATTACCTCAAAAAAGAAGACAGGGCAATCCACGAAAGCTATTTGAACTCAGATGAAGATAACAATAGCAATCGTGAAGTGGGCGAGTTCTATGCTACGACTTTTATGGCATCACAATCCGAAATGGCCGACATGCTTTTGACGCACTTGACGCCAGAAGAAGTAGAGACAGCTATGCGTAACACGATGTTGGTGCATAGTATGATTGAAGATTTCGATTTGCACCATGATGTTGTGGTCCCCAGCCGCAAGAATCTCCCGCCGTTCAAAATCAGACATCGGTTCGCAGACTATTATCATGTATGTCCTTACATTGAGAAGTTTGCCAAATCGCCAGAAGAACAAGATAGGTTCTTGCTCTCAATGATTGAAGATGGCTTTGACCATTTTCATCAGGCAGAAAATACGACTTGTTATAAAGTCCGTGTTGGCGCAGATGGCAAGAGCGAAGAGTATGTCGCAAAGATTTGGGATATGGAATCGAAGATGCAACGTATCAATACCGAACTGCGAACGCTATGGCTTGTCAGTGACAATATTCATATGCGGCTGAGTAGTTATTACGTATTAGTACAGGACATTGTGGAGAACGTCATGTGGCCTGTCAGCTATGTCGGTGTCGCCCGTGGCTCAGTGACTGGTTTTTATATTTGCTACTTACTGAAAATCAGTCAGATGAATCCTTTGAAATATGACTTACCGGAGTGGCGTCATCTCCATGAATCACGCCCTGAGTTACCGGATATTGATTTGGATTCTGAGGCTTCTAAGCGGCCACTGATTTTCCAACGAACGAAAGACCATTATGGGCATGAGAATGTATTGAACTGTCTGACGCTAAAGACAGAAGGCAGTAAATCTACAGTCCTAACCGCCTGTCGTGGTTTGGGGATTGATAACGATGCAGCACAAACGATTGCTGATTTGGTGCCATTTGAGCGGGGAAAGAACTGGACGCTGACAGAATGCTTCGAGGGCAATGAGGAGAATGGTCGTGCTCCCGTCACAGAATTTTGCAAAGAGGTTGCCCAATATTCTCGCTTGAAAGAGACCATGATGATGATTGAAGGTCTGATTTGTGGGCGCAGCATTCATGCTTCTGCTTTGTATGTGTTTGAGGATGGTTATATTAAGCAGAACAGCTGTATGCGTGCTCCGAATGGGACGGAAATCACTTGCTTTAACATGGAGGACAGTGACAAATGCGGCGCTCTGAAGGTCGATTTTCTGACAATTCAAGCCCTGGATAAAATCCATCTGACAATGAACTTCCTGGAGGAGAATCACATCATCGAACCAGGGCGCACAATTCGAGAGACTTATGATAAGTACATCCACCCAGACAAACTGGACTACCAAACACCCGCAATGTGGGATTTGGTGGGTAATGTCGAGTTGATTGATTGCTTCCAGTTCGAAACGATGCAGGGGTCTCAGGCAGCGAGAAAGGTTAGACCGCACTCTATTCAGGAATTGGCCGATGCAAATACCTTGATGCGGCTGATGGCAGATGGAGAAGAACAGCCGATTGATGAGTATGTCAAGTATCGTGGCGATATTGGACTATGGTACCAAGAGATGCGCATGTTCGGATTGAATGAAGAAGAGATAAAGATTATGCGGAAGCATTTGGATAGCGCATACGGTGTAGCATCAGCGCAGGAACACATTATGCTTCTAGCCATGGATGAAAAGATTGCTGGGTTTTCAGTCAAGGATGCCAATGTACTCCGTAAGGCCATCGCCAAAAAGAAGGCAAAGCTGATAGAGCAATCACACAATTTATTCTTCCAAAAAGGCGAATCACTGGGAACTCGGCCTATCCTCTTGCACTACGTCTGGGATGTGCAAATCAAACGGCAGCTGGGCTATTCATTCTCCTTGAATCACACTATGCCATATTCTTGTATCGCATTACAGGAGATGAACCTTGCATATCACTACGGTAAGCTGTATTGGAATACGGCTTGCTTGACTGTCAATGCCGGTGCTGACGAAACAAACGATAACAATAAGTCTACACAGTATGGTAAAATCGCAAAAGCTATTGGCAATATTAAAAAGCAAGGCCAGAAAGTTGCGTTGCCGGATATTCAAAGAGCCAAGTTCTCATTCGTGCCGGATACACAGCGTGACGAAATTGTCTTTGGGTTGAAAGGTATCTGTGGTGTTGGCGACGCACTGGCCACTCGTATCGTTGAAGGCCAACCCTATCAATCTTTCGCAGATTTTCTGGGCAAAATGCATTACATCGGCTTAGATGGGAAAGAGGGCGACATTGGAGAGACTGCGGTAATTACCCTTATAAAAGCTGGGGCATTTGACGCCCTGGAACCGAATTTAAGCCGGTCTGATTTAATGTGGCAGTACATCCGGCAAATCTCAAATCCATTGGACAAGCTGACGTTTAAGGATATTGAGACGCTGGCCGCAATTCCTGGGGTGCTACATAAAGAAGAACAAGCATATGAGGTACGACTAACGCGGTTCCGTAAGTACCTATTTGATGATAAATTCTGTGTGAAGCAAACCGGGAAAGGGGACAGTACCAAGTGGTATCGTATGCCGACACAGGCCGCTGAATCTTTCTATTATAAATACTTCGCTGCTGATGCCAAAGAGGACAAGGACTTTTGTTATGACGACAATGGCTCACTGGTCGTCAAGCGCAGTAGCATTGACCGCGTATATAAGAAACTGATGCAGCCTTTCAAAGAGCATGTCTTAGACAATCCATACTATTTAAATATAGTGAACACGGCAAGAGCAGAAGAAGCCTGGAACACAAGGTTGTCCGGGAATCTATCAAAGTGGGAAATGGATTCTGTTTCTTACTACGATGGACCTCATGAACTGGCACAAATTGACCGTGCAAAGTATGGCGTCGCTGTATTTTCTGAATTGCCTGAAAATCCGGTCGTTACAGACTATATTCGGTATCGCAACATAGAACGACCTCGGTTTGCACTCTGTGCGTTGGCTGGGACAATACTGGATAAGGACAAATATAAACATACGATTACTCTGCTGACCCCAGAGGATGTCGTGACAGTCAAGTTCTACAAGGGCAATTTCGTATACTACGATAAACGTATCTCAGAGGTTGACAAACAATCAGACACAAAAACCGTATTAGAGAAGTCCTGGTTTACCCGTGGCAATAAACTGTTGATTACAGGATATCGTCGTGGAGACCAATTTGTTCCTCGCAAATACAATGATTCCGTGTTCCAGCATACCGTCCAGCTGATTACGGACATCAAAGAGGACGGGACATTGATACTCAGAAGCGACAGAATAGGAGGCAAATATGAGTGAACTCAACTCAGAAGAGCCGCGCTATCAAGTAACAGCTGTGCTCAATCATATCCGATACCCCAAGGGCAAGACGCTGGGCATTCCAAAAGCTGAATGGGGCGTTGTCGTGTGGAGTGTGATTGATGCCTCGAAAAGCCCCGATGAAATGATTACCGGACGGGATATTATCGTCACAGGTGTTTATGGGATGCTTAGTGAGACAGCCCGCTATCAACTGACGGTCACATTACATAATGACCCGAAGTATGGGAAGCAGTATAAACTGGTCAATATCTTCGAAATCCCGGACATCACTAACCAAGGGGGCAAGCATGCTTATTTACAGACCATTTGTACAGAACGCCAGCTGAATCTCATAGAGCGTTCTCTGACAAACCCATGGGAAGTTATCATCTCCGGTAGTGAAAAGGTTTTGGCAAATGTCAAAGGTATCGGAAAGCGTAGTGCAACTGCAATTCTAAGACGACATAAACAGTCTGGAGACTATATGAATGCCATTATGGAGCTGAGTAAGTATGGACTGAGTGTCGCCTACATTAAAAAAATTGTAGATGCTTGCGGGTCTACAGCTGCTGCTATTGATGTTGTGGCACAGCACCCTTATCAGTTAATCAATATGGTTAAGGGGATTGGATTCCGAAAAGCCGATACGATTGCCATGCAAGGTGGCTTACCTGAGACAAGTGAAGAACGGATTGCAGCATACATTCAATTCTATCTGGATGAACGTGCTCAGGCTGGACAAAGCTATGTCTATGCGGATATGCTGCTGGAGGCCATGGACCAAGCGCTTGACTTGGGTGCGACTGTCATAGAGCGGTATACACCAAGCGGTGAACGGGATGGCACAAATCTTAGCCATGCGTTAGATGACTTAAAGAAGAGGCGCATTGTTTCTATTGATGATGACGTGTCTAAGAATAGTCATCTGCGCCATGTTTACCTGCGCTGGGTTTGGAGTTTGGAGCAGAGTGTCGCACTGAACTTGAAACGTCTGCAACAATGCAGATTCAGAAAGCCTATTCGAGCGGATTGGTTGGCGCGTGTCCACGAAGTAGAAGTAGAACAAGGATTTGCATTTACAGAAGAACAGTTGGCCGGTATTGAACTGGCCTTAAAGGAACCAGTTATTCTGATTACAGGTGGCGCAGGTTCGGGCAAAACCAGTTTGTTGAATGGTGTTTTGGCTGCACTTGGGTGTTATGATGGAGATACTTCTTTTGCGCAATGTTCTCTGTCTGGCAAAGCCGCTGCGAGAATGACCGAGGTTACCGGATGTGATGGCCAGACAATTCATCGGCTGATTCAATATGGCAACAATGGTCCAGCCTATAACATTGAATGTCCTTTGGAATACGATGTCATCGTGGTCGATGAGATTTCATTGGTAGGCGGTAAGATTTTCAGTTTGTTGTTGGATGCGATTCCGAACGGAGCCAAACTGATTATGTTGGGCGACATGGGGCAGCTGGAGGCGATTGGATGCATGAACATTGCCGCAGACATTTACCATGCGCCCAGTATTCCGACTGTTGAGTTAACGAAAATCCACCGGCAGGCAGCAAAGTCTGGCATTATTACAACTGCGGCTTCTGTTCGTAATGGGAAACAGTTTTTTAAGTCTACTGACTATGGTAGCCATATCTACGGTTCCTTGGCAGATATGGAGCTGGTCCTATCCGAAGGTCGTGACACGCTGTTTGAGGATATTATTCTGGCCTACCAGAAATGGTATCACTCCAACCTCGTGAAGCAGAACGTCATGGACATTCAGGTCTTGTGCCCGGTGAAAACCAGAGGCGCGGTCTGTGTGGAGAAGGTCAATACAGCTATCCAAGAGCTGTTGAACCCCGCAGAGCCAGACAAGGCCGAACTACAAACCAAATACAGTTTGTACCGTAATGGAGATAAAGTCATGTGTACGTCCAATACATATCATGTCTCCGCCTATCCTGGACGTGCCGATGAAATTATGGCTGGTTGTGGTTATACGGATATTTTCAATGGATGGGTGGGTATCATCACAAGTATTTCAGACGCATATGAGGATGACACCTCAGAAAGTGGCAAGCAAACAAGAAAGATTGGAATTTATTTCCCTATTAGTGATAGCACTGTGTTCATAGAACAGTCTGATTTCCTATCTACATTTCAGCTTGGCTATGCCTCTACAATACATAAGTACCAAGGCTCTTCCGTTAAGTGTGTACTTGGCGTGATTGACTATTCAACGCCACCAAAGATGCTGACAAAAGAACTTGTATATACACTCATTACCCGTGCTGAAAAATATTGTATGCTCATTGCACAGTCAAAAGCGCTGCAACGTGCGATACACACATCTGCAATCTCCGAGAAAATGACATTCTTGCCGCAGATGTTAGAACAGTCATCACAAAACGCAAGCTGCACCACACAAATTTCATGTTGATAGTCAATGATGATATGCTATAATAATATCAGCGGCGGCGTTTGTTTTTCTTACAAGCAAAAAACTGTAAAAGGAGACATTTATGCATACTGTTGAGGATTTGCGGAAATTGACAGAGGAATGCGCACAAGCAAACTACGCTTACCATGTATTGGATAAGCCGATAATGTCAGACCTCGAATATAATATGTTGTGCGAAGAACTACGTCAGATGGAAGAGGAAGTCGGTATCATATGGTCGAATTCTCCTACACTTTGTCGGCAAGGCGTGCAAAGAGAAGAACGTGTTCGTGCGGAACTTCCTAAAAAATTATCCTACGAAGCAGTTGTGAAGACTACAGAAGAAATATCTAAGTTTATCGGAGAGCATACAGTTCAGATGTCTTGGCGTTTGAATGGTCCGATGATTCTTGTTGCGTATGAAAAAGGTAAAATGATACGCGCAGTTACTCGCGGAGATGGTATTCAAGGCGAAGATATTACGGACATGTTTATGCATTGCACCAACGTACCTTTGAAGTTAGCGCGAGAAATTAATCTGGTTGTAAAGGGTAACTTGATTGTACGCACACAGGATTTTAATGATTATAACGCGAACCGCAGGAAAGCAGATAAAGCATTATCCGAGCATGAGTTTTCAGCAAGCGTATTGCGAAGTATGTCACTTAGCATGCCATATGAACGGAAGATGCGATTTGTGGCGACAGATATTTTTGAGTGTGAAGATGAAGAACTCTCAATGCCAATAGGTGAGCTGTCAAAAGAAGAACAGCTGCAATACTTGGAGTCATTACACTTAGAGGTAATAGGACATGTGGATTGGATAATGGCATCTACATTCGAAGCACAACTGCAAAAATTTAAAGACGCAGCACCAGACTATCAATATCCAACATTGGGCGTTGTCTTTTCACATGAAGATTGCTATTACGGGAATACTTTTCGTATCACAAGCGCCTATGATTATCGCTATATACTCTTACGTTGGGACACCAGTTCTGTCGAGACGAAGTTCCGTGGTATGGAATATGATATTTCCCGTCAAGGCCGTATTATCATGAGTGCAAAGTTTACCCCGGTGACCATTGGTGGTGTGACGTTTCGTCGGGCACAAATCTTTAATTGTGAGGATTATGAGTCTTGGCACTTTGGTATGAATGATAAAATCCTTGTGTCAAAGCCAGGTCAGTTCTTGCCTCGAATTGACGAAAATCTAACACAAAGCGGCTCTTACCAGCTGATTACACGTTGCCCATATTGTGATTCACGGCTTGTCCGTCGTCCTACGTTAAACAATCGAACTACAACATTTTTATACTGTGAAAATGAGAGCTGTGAAGAAGTCTTAGTCAAGCGCATCATGCACTTTTGCTCTCGCGATGCTATGGATATGCCAGGGATTGCTCGGCAGACAATTAAGCTACTCATTGACAATAAAATGCTCAGCTGCATGGATGATTTATATCGGCTGCGCGACCGCGAAAAAGAACTACGCAAGATTGATAGAATGGGCGCAATTTCGACCCGTGTTCTGTTGGAGACGATTGAGAAGTCTCGTATTTGCCATATGTGGCGGTTCTTAAATGGACTTGGCATCCCGCAAGTAGGCAAATTGATTGCCCGAAAGCTGGATTGGTATTATAAAGGCGACTTTTTTGCATTCTACACGGATGCCAAGGAAGGGAAAGATTTTTCCCACATAAAGGGGGTGACAGACCGAGACTCAGATATTATACATCGGTGGTGTGTAACGCCACACAAAGCCGTCAATGTAGAACGCATGATGTACTATATGACCTTTATCACAGAAGACTTTGACCCAGAAGAGATGAAACAGGCGCATCCCACCAGTCCATTCTATGGGAAGAATGTCGTACTTGCTGGCACCTACACGAAGCTCAGCAACGAAGAAATCACGAACCAGCTCATGAAAGCGGGCGCAAAAGTTCGTGCAGTGATTGGGTCCACTACAGATTTTCTACTGGCAGGAGACCACAGCGGTACAAAACGTGCAAGAGCCGCTGAGTTGGAAATCCCTATCTTGTACGAGGACGAATTTATAAGAATGATAGGAGATTTGACGTAACATATTCGCAGACGTAACGATTGAGATTTGTACTGCGAACACGACAAAGGAGATTACTTATGAACAAACGGATGAAGCTGGCCATGTGCCTGATTGTTTTAGTTGCCATTGTGGCCACCACGACTGTATTTGCTGCGGAATCTACCAGTAACGTAACCGTAGAGCAGCCGGTGATTACAACAACTGTGTCTGTTAGCTATATGCCCGGTGTTAAAGTTGACGAGTTTGATAAGACTGTTGACTACGGCACCCTGATGTATGAAGCTATCCAAACAGGCACTGACGAAGCTCTCGCCGTAGGAGCCATCTATGAAGCGCAACGGAATCTGAAAATCGTTGCTATGGGATTAGAATATGATACCACGATGATTTTCAAGGAAGGTGCAACTCTGGATGAGATTCGTAAAGCATACGAGCAAGAGTTTGGAACTTCGGAAACAACGGATGTCACTGCTGCTATGACAAGCCTTGGTTCATATAAGACCACTTCTTATATTGCAACTGGCAACCGTACAGCATCTGGCGTCTGGCCCACCGCATATCACACGGTAGCTGTAGACCCCAAGGTTATTCCATTGGGCACGCAGCTGTACATAGTTTTTCCCGCTCCTTATGAGAGTATGACTGGCTACTATACGGCAGAAGACACTGGCGGTGCCATTAAAGGGAACATCCTGGATATTTTCATGGACTGTTCACGGTCTGAGGCACTAGCATATGGTGTCCAGTATTGTGAGGTTTATCGTGTCGATAACTAAAAAATGCAAACAGTTGCATCATAATATTATTTTCCTGTTCATTGGCCCAAGCGGCAGCGGGAAGACAACATTGAGTGACTATTGTGCAAACGAGCTGCAAGGCAAGACCGTCTCTTCGTATACGACACGCCCAAAACGCTATGAAGGCGAGACAGGCCATGTGTTTATTACAGAGGATGAATTTGACCAGTTGGGGCCACTCTGTGCCTATACGGAGTATAACGGCTATCGCTATGGCGTTGATGTGAAAACGATTGACGCCAGTGACTTCTACGTCATCGACCCCGCTGGAGCCTATGAGTTCCTAGCGCGGTACAACGGTAAGAAATTGCCGGTTATCGTTTGGCTAGAATGCAACCCACAAGACTGCGCCGCAAATATGCGCATACGGGGTGATACTGAAGAGCAAATTCAAGAGCGAACAACATTAGATGGACATGTATTTACAAAAGCTGCGAAGCAAGCCCTATGTACTGCCTACAACGAAAAATATCATCCAAAGGTTTTAGATGGTGTTTATACGCTGTATGCCAACGACCATGAGCTGGTCAAAGCAGAAGCACTGTGTATGGTTACGTTGTACGATACATTTTATTGTATACCAGACCAATTGGCAACCTTTCAAAAGGCAGTACGGGAGAATACATGGTCAGGCGTTTACACGTCGTCTGGAAAATAAAATTTCGTGTGTAAACAGAAGGAGAAACTGGAATGAAGATTACACACCCCGAGGTCAAGCGATTAACTTACGACTATGGCGACAGCGTGAGCTTGCTAAAGCACATCGAAGCCTGTGGGCGTACCTGCTATCGGTCAGAAGACCGTCTTACAGATACATCATACCAGACTTTTGTGAGCAACATCATCAAGCGTAATCATGGTGCCGTTTTGGAACACGCTAATTATGCATTTGAGGTCGATGACTGGACCTTTGCTACATTGGGCGACATCCTTTATACAATGGAAGACCAGGATGGAATCAACTCCTATATCCGTCGCAGCAAGAAAGATGATGGCCAGCACATCGTGTCCGGCAATGTTCGCGCATGGAGAGAGTTGATTTATTACGCGCTGAAATCTGGTTGGACCTTAGATGTTTTTGCGCCGTTGCTGGTGCAGGAAGACCCGGCCAAGAAGTTGCTGTTCTATTCCATTGTCGAAGGACTGGGAGAGAAGGTAACGGCCTATTTCTCAAAAGGCCAAGAAGACTATACGATGAAGCTGATTGATTGGAATGACCCGCAAGTCGCCAATAGATTGTCCCCGAATGACTATCTGGTGCATTGCCCCGCTACGTTCCGTTTTATCACGGATAGAGGCGTCTCCCATGAAGCTGTTCGTCATCGGCCAGCGTCCTATGCCCAAGAGAGCACTCGCTATTGTGCCTATAGTAAGGACAAGTTTGGCGGCCAAGTTACTTATGTCGATATCGCAAGCGCCTTTGAGCTGGACCCCAAAGTCAATGGCTTGGAAGATAACTGCGTTGTTGAAATTTATAAAGAGTGGTTACTGGCGTGTGAGGATGCGGAACGGCATTACTTGCGCATGTTAGAACTGGGTTCTTCGCCGCAAATGGCCCGTAGCGTCTTGAATAACAGCACCAAGACGGCATTGGTCATGACAGCAACGCTCGGTGAATGGGCACATTACTGCAAATTGCGTACGGATGTGGCAGCACACCCGCAAATCAGAGAAATTGCCGTTCAAGTGAACAACCAGTTGGCCGCTTTGAACCTGATTGGTTTACCTTTTAAGGAGATGACGCTTTGATTACTACGATTGTAAAAAGAGATGGTCGAGTACAGGATTTTAAAACAGAGAAAATCATGAAGGCTATCTCAAAAGCTGGATATGTTGATGCCGATACACAGAAACAGATTGCAGCTGAGATTCAAAGTATTGAGGTGGACGCCAATGGCAACCCCAAGACCCAATTAACAATTGAAGAGATTCAAGATTTAGTTGAGTTGAAACTTATCGAATATGGCTATGCACAAACCGCTTTAGAATATACGCGGTATCGGCAAGGCCGGAAAATGATTCGAGAGCATGAAGTGGTTTATGACGGTATCCTGGATTTAGTCGATTCCCGCAACAAGGAATTGGCCGAAGAGAATTCTAATAAACTGACAACGCTGGCATCTACACAGAGAGATTACATAGCCGGTGAAGTCAGTAAGGACTTAACCAAGAGACTGTTATTACCGCCTGATATTGCCCAAGCACATAACGACGGTATTATCCACTTCCACGATTCAGATTATTTTCTGGGACATATTTTTAATTGCTGCCTCGTGAATTTAGAGGATATGCTGCTAAACGGCACAGTCATTAACGGTACGAAGATTGACCCGCCCAAGTCTTTTGCAACGGCCTGTACAATCGCTACTCAAGTGATTGCTTGCGTAGCATCTGGACAATACGGTGGCCAAACAATTTCTGTTTCACACCTCGCACCATTCGTTCGTGTCTCGCAAGAGAAGCATCGTAATAAGGTCATTGCCGAGTGGAGAGAAGCTGGCTTTGATTTTACGGATGCGCAGGTTGAAGCAGCTACCATGCGCCGTCTGAGGACCGAAATCGCAGACGGTGTGCAAACCATCCAGTATCAAATCAATACGCTAATGACGACCAATGGTCAGACTCCTTTTGTGTCCGTGTTCATGTATCTGAATGAGAATCCAGAGTATGTTGAAGAGACCGCCATGATTGTGGAGGAGATGCTGAGACAGCGGATTCTGGGCACAAAGAATGAGTCTGGCGTTTATATCACACCTGCTTTCCCAAAACTGCTATATGTGTTAGAACCTTGCAATATGGAAGTGGGGAGCAAGTATTATTACCTGAGTGAGTTGGCATCTGAGTGTGTTGCCAAGCGAATGGTCCCCGACTTCATCTCGGAGAAGAAGATGCGCGAGTTGAAGGAAGGATATGTGTTCCCGTGCATAAACAAAACCTGTGCCTAATGACGGTAACGCCATTAGAAAACCTGCTTAAAAGGAGAAAGTCTCAGCGATGAGATAACTTACCTTACTAAAACTGAGTAATCAGTAAAGTCTAACGAGCATCGAAAACGTCAGCGTCTGAGAAATACGGCGCTGAGAAGTGAGTAGAGTAGAGCCATAAGCAAATGATGGTACGGCAATGGGAAGTAAGTCCGTTTAAATCGAAAATGCAGGACGCCTTGAATGGTAACAGTTTAAGGTGTGTGATGTGCTCTAATATCCTATGGCAACATAGGGAAGTTCATTTGAGAACTGCACAGTGTTGCGAACTGTGTGAATATATGGGGTTGTCGTAGTTTCCTGGCCCCCTGGAAGGACGAGAACGGCAATGTGAAGTTTTATGGCCGCTTCAACGAGGGCGTTGTCACTATCAATCTGCCCGATGTGGCACTCTCTTCTGGCGGCGACGAAGAAAAGTTCTGGGACATTATGGAGGAGCGTCTGGACCTCTGCTATCGGGCATTGATGATTCGCCATAATCGTTTGTCTGGTACACTGTCTGATGTATCTCCGATTCACTGGCAGTATGGCGCGATTGCAAGACTTAATAAGCATGAGCCGATTACGTCTCTGCTGTATGGCGGATATTCTTCCATCTCTTTGGGTTACGGTGGCCTGTGCGAGTGTGTCCGTTATATGACGGGTGAATCCAATACCAGTGAGAAGGGCAGCGAGTTCGCGAAGCGTGTTATGCGCTGCTTGAATGAGCACTGTGAACTCTGGAAGTCTCAGACGAATATTGGATTCAGCGTATACGGTACGCCCATGGAAAGCACAACGTATAAGTTTGCGAAGTGCCTGAAGAAGCGGTTTGGTATCGTGCCCGGTGTGACCGACCGGGATTATATTACCAACTCTTATCATGTTCATGTGACGGAAGAAATCGACGCATTCTCAAAGTTGTCCTTTGAGGCTAAGTTCCAGGAGCTGTCCTTGGGGGGCTGCATCTCCTATGTAGAAGTGCCCGACCTCCAGGGGAATACAGAAGCTGTCATGGTGTTGATGAAGTACATCTACAACAACATCATGTACGCGGAAATCAATAGCAAATCTGATTACTGCCAGGTCTGCGGATTCAGCGGCGAGATTCTGATTGACGATGATATGCACTGGTATTGCCCCAACTGTGGCAACCGTGACCAGAGTAAGATGAATGTCACTCGTCGTACCTGTGGTTATCTTGGTCAGCACTTCTGGAACGAAGGCAAGACAGAGGAAATTAAAGAGAGGGTGCTGCATCTGTAATGAATTATGCCCAAATTCGCAAGTATGACGTGGCAAATGGAATTGGTGTACGGACTACGCTGTTCGTTTCAGGGTGCCATTTCAAATGCTACGGATGCTTCAATGAAGAATACCAGGATTTTGCGTATGGGCAACAGTTTACAGATGAAACCTTACGTACAATTTTAATGTACGTTTCAGAGCCAATGGTCAGTGGTTTCTCGCTTCTCGGCGGGGAACCATTTGACCAGCCCTCTGAGGAAATTTATCACCTGTTGCACACGGTAAAACAGGAAACAGGCAAAAGCATTTGGGTGTGGTCTGGCAATACATTTGATGTGCTTTTACAGAATCATAGAAATATTCTGGAGTGTATTGATGTTTTGATAGACGGTCAGTTCCAAATGCGAAATAGAGACTTGCGATTACGTTGGCGCGGGTCTTCAAACCAAAGAGTGATTGACGTTCAAAAATCACTAAGGGCAGGGGAGGTTGTGCTGCATGAATCTATGCGAGGATAAGGAGTTTGAAGTTTTAGCCGGTCCCGGCTTTGAGAATGCACTTATCGGCCTTGGTGTGGATGCTATTTGCACGTATTCACAAGCTGCTCCTGCACCGGATAATCATGAGCATGAAATCTGGGCGTTAACAGAATCAGCGTACAGAGACTTTATGAACGCACAACAGGCAATTAGACCGTGGCCAGATAGCTGGGGATGGTGGAGATACAGTGCCGGTTCTCGTAATGGTGCGTATCCAGTGGTGCGAGAATTTATTGTCAAGTCCCGCTCCATTTGGGCTTGGGAAGGAGAGCACTGCGGATACTACTTTGAAACAGTTGCCCCTAAACATTATCGGGACCTGATTTCCTATTTAACCTTGGAGATGGGAGCGGCCAGCAAAACAGAAGTTTGTACATTGGCCGTCGATTTGGCGCAACTGAATCAGCTATCGTTGTCCGGTTTATTTTATCTCTACTTATGATAGGAGATGTAGCAAATGAGGCAAATCCGCAACGGTGTTTTTGAAACCAACTCCAGTAGCACCCATTCCATCTGCTTGGATACGGGCGTATCAATGCGTACCATCCGGGAGACGTTGCAAAACAGAACACGGTTGGTTTTTAGACTGGACAGTTTTGGCTGGGAAGTTAATCATCTTATCCTTCCGGCAGAAAAGGCAGACTATCTTTATGCCAGTATTTTAGACCTATACGAGCGTGACGAGGTGACACAGGCAACTGTGTTTATTACAGACACGCTGGCGAAGTATGGAATTGAGGCTGTTTTTGAGGAACCTGAATGGGAAGAATACAATGGGCGCTGGATAACATTTGATGCCCATGTTGACCATGCTGGAGCGCATGACCATGAAGAGTTTGTGCAGTTGATGCTGCATAGCGAAAGCTCTTTGATGAAATACCTGTTTTCCAGCGGCAGCTTTGTTATTACGGCCAACGATAACATGGGACGAGATTTCATGGATATTATTAAGATTGATGTTCCCTATGAGCATAAAGAGTTTTTCAAGGGGAACTAGAGGGTTATACTATGAGACAAGTAAGACAGGGTGTATTTGAAACAAACAGTTCTTCTACGCACAGTATCGTTCTTTGTACCGGCGAGGAATACAGAATGTGGGAACAGAAAGAAATGGTCCTAGATGACTGGGAGCATAAACTGATTCCTGCCGAGGGAATAGATGCTGAGGCTGAGCCGTATCGCTATTGGACCCATGATGCGTGGGAAGACGAATGTTACTCAGGCATGGAACATTATTGCGAGAGTCGTATTCTCCCTGACGGGACAGAAGTGATTGCGTTTGGAGAGTATGGTTATGACGGTTAATCTGACAGTTGATGAGGCCATAGACCTATTGGAAGAATGGCTCGGCATTGATGAATGTTCATTGGAAGATGATGACACCAGTGACTATGCGGCGTTTGTCAGACGACAAGACTCAGCGGTTCGCTTAGCCATCAAGGCCCTAAAAGTGTGTAAGGAGTTCCAAAGTATATGAAACAGATTCGGTATGGTGTCTTTGAGACAAACTCCAGCAGTACCCATTCTATCTGTATTTGCACCAAAGAAGAGTTCCGGCAGTTTAAGCGGGGCAATTTGACCTATGATGCTTATCATCATAGCCTTGTGCCGACAGATGAAATTGAAAGTACACCATGGGGGCATCAGTACAAAGACTACGAGCATTACAACATCATTCTGGGAGAGTATTTAGACTCATACCAGGAAGAATTTGAAACGCCCAGCGGAGACCAAATGGTCGCCTTCGGGTATTATGGGCATATTTAAACGAAAGGTGATAAGGCATGAATGTACTTGGAAAATACCGTAACGGGAACTATAATGTGACGATTTATGACGATGGGACAAAAGTTCGAGAAAACAATTTAGATTTTTTTGAGCCAGCATTCCCGGAATCCATCGACTTAAAGATTTGCAACCGCTGCGATATGGGATGCCCTATGTGCCATGAAGATTCTACACCGGATGGAGCATTTGCAGATATTCTGCATTTGCCGTTCCTGGATTCGCTGTCGCCCTATACAGAATTGGCGATTGGTGGGGGGAATCCGTTGACACATCCCGACTTGGTTGAGTGGCTGACAGTGTTGCAACAAAAGCATATCATCCCCAGTATGACGGTGAACCAAGTACACTTCATGTCCAACCTGACGTTTTTAAAGAGACTGTCAGACGCACATTTGATTTATGGTTTGGGCGTGTCGTGGAATAGCGCTCTCTCAGACGAACAGGCTGCACAGTGCGTGGCGGCTCTAAAGGAATTTCCAAACGCTGTTATCCATGTGATTCATGGCATGGTGACAATGCAAGACCTGGAACGGTTGTCCAATGCAGGGCTGAAGATTTTAATTCTTGGCTTTAAAAATTTCCGACGCGGTAACTTCTATTACGCAGACAATTTTAATGAAGTCAAAGCACGGCAGCAAGAACTGTACGATGCTTTACCTGCATTGGCAACTTCCCAGGCATTCCAGTGCATCTGCTTTGATAATCTGGCTGTGACACAGTTGGGCGTCAGACGTTTGCTACCAGAAGAAGAATGGGTATCTTTCTATATGGGAGATGATGGTACCCATACCATGTACATTGACGCCGTGGCCGGGGAATATGCAATCAGTTCTACAACTGCCTTGCGGCATCATATGACCGATGACATTCAAGAAATGTTTCAAAATGTGAGGAGGGAAGCGCGTGAACGGTATCACACCACTTAGAGCGATTCGGGCAAAATGTTTAGACTGCTGTTGTGGGAGTCCCCATGAAGTAAAGTTATGTTCGGCCAAAGATTGCTCACTGTATACATATCGTCTGGGCAAAGACCCCAGCAGAAAACGTAATCTGACCGACGAACAACGCCAAGCATTGGTGTCCAGGTTGCAAAGCGCCAGAGAACAAGCGGAGGCCAATGATGTGGACGAAATCCTATAATTGTACACAGATGACGATAGACTATATTGATACAGATGGTACAACCAAGCGGATGCTCTATATTGCTGCAAATGGAGGTACTAATCTGACCATCAATATGGCCGAAATTGAAGGTGCCCCAGAGCTGGTACGAACTCGTACGCACTTGACCACGCAATATCCTATTACCGAAACCGCCATAGCCTCAAACACAAACCTGGCAAAACTATGTGCTGACCCGAAAAGGTTAGCAGGAGCGACGGTCCAGTTTCATACGGAAGAGTCCTGGGATGAAGGAATGGATGGGAATTGGTGGATGTGTGGGACTATGGATTATTATGTGACCACGGATGGTACGCAGTTTTGGGAGTCTTATGAAGAGGCTGTTGAGCATCAGTTGCGATGGCTGTTGAGTACAGAAGATGTTTTAATTGACGATGAATAAGAAAGGATGATTCTTATGGGAATTAACGTAGAAGCGTTATTTAAGAAAGACGAAACAATGCGCGATGCCTCACAGCTATGGCCAGAACCAGACGCTACGATTTATTTCGCCAGACTTTATCGCGAAGCTATTATTCCTTCCAAGTGGGATGAGGATGCAGGTTACGATATTTATGGCTGCTGGGCTGATGAAAATATTGTGATTCAACCACATGAGACTTTGCTTTTACCGGCTGGTATTGCGTCTGCATTCCCCAGTTCATATGTAATGATTTTGAAAGAACGTGGGTCTACGGGATGTATTGGTATTAGCCAGCGCTCTGGTGTCATTGATTCTGGGTATCGCGGCGAGTGGATGGTGCCGGTGACAAACTTGAATACCAAACCGCTGGTTATCACTAAAGAGCAAAATCCAGATACACTCGAAATCATGAGCAAAGACTATATTGTGTATCCATATTCTAAAGCGATTTGCCAAGCGATTCTGCTGGAAGTGCCAACGTCGTTTACAAAGGAAATCCCCTATGACCAATTGCAGGCGATTCCTTCAAAGCGTCAGGCTCGTGGGTTTGGGAGTTCTGGGAAGTAAATAATGAGTACAGAATTGTATTTGACATCTCCAATTCCGCCATCAGTCAACCACTATTTGGGCTATCGTGTTGTAAAGTTTAATGGGAAAATGACAGCTGCATCCTATGAGACCGCAGAGGCTAAGAAGTATAAAAAAGACTTTACGCAGTATGTGTTGGATGAAGTGAAAGCACAGGAATGGGAACTGATACCCAATAAGACCCAGCACTTCTATGTGGATTGTCATTTCTACTTTGGCCGAACAGACATGGACCCCAATAACTATTTTAAGCTGCCATTGGATGCTATTACAGATTCACAGGCCATATGGCTGGATGATAACGTGACTTTGGAGCGGGTCCAGAAACTGTGTTATGATACAGAAAACCCTCGTATTGAAATGTATATTCACCCGGTTGACTACATAGGCATTTTTGATGACCCGGAGTGGGTAGCGCAGTTTGAAGAGCGTTGTCAGGAATGCTTTCGGTGGAACAATGGACGGTGTACAGTCTATAAGGACTCTCTTAATGGGCGTATCCACGGAGATGTATATCGTGAAAAGGTAGAGGACCCGCAACAAAATCCATACGTCTGCGGCATGTACCGAAAAAAGAAAAAACTGAGCAATAAATAAATGGTGAATGGAATGACACGAGAAGAAGCAGCTGATATTTTAGACCCGGAGACCAGTACAGAGGCTTTAAGCCGTTATGGACCTGATGCACAGGCCAGGCAGCAAGCTATTCATAGCGCATGTGTTTATGCAGCAGATGCCCTTCGTGGGCATGTGCCTAAAAAGGTTATCATAAACAAATGGGGTCTTCCATTGAAATCCTCTGATATTTTCTTGATTGATGATATGGCTGTGAGCGCGACAGATTTGAACTTGTTGAGCATGGCTTTGCCTTATGTGGTAGAGACTGCATTAACAGAACAGCAGCGTGAATATTTTATGGCTTATGCGGTAGACGGTATGACACTGGTTGAAATTGCGGATGAAGAAGATGTTCAGAAGTCTACAGTTTGGAGGACGTTACACCGTGCATTCGACAACCTCTATGACAGGTTACGGTACACAGCGCCCATATTCTATGAGGCGAAACAGAATCCGGCTGCATTCCATTTAGGAAAGGAGACGGCAAAATGAGCCTAGAATTACGGTCTTATGCAACACACGCTGACCAGCTAAGACATATGAGTGACACAGCACTCGCAGATTTTTTGTGCCAGTTTTGTAGGCAGAATTACAACTGTGGACGGTGCCCAGATAGTTCATCGTGTTCTGAAGAGAAGCCAGCACTGTTCTGGTTGAAGTGGTTGCAAACACAGGTCGAGACGGATGCGCCAGAAATCATTCACTGCCAAGACTGTGAGCACTGGGACACAACGCAATCAGTCGGGCACAAAGAGCTTGGTAATGTTCGTTGTATATGTTATGAATGGTCAGACTTTGAAAATAGCCGTTACGTCACAACAGGTCCTGATGAATTCTGTAGTAGAGGCGCAGAAAAGGAGACGATGGCATGATGTATCACAAAGGCGATGTTTTGAAACTGTGTAGGCCACACAGAGGATTTTCTATAGGTGAAACCATCACCATTGTTGAAGGCCATCATGATGCTTGTATCTCAGTATACCGAGGATATACATCGGATGGCAGAACAGATTGGTTTGGCGAAGGGTCACTGCGACCACTTACAAATGGTGAGTATGTACGTTCTCTGTCTGATGAAGAATTGAGATATTGGTATTGCCAAGGGCGTTCCTGTCATGTATGTGATTACCATGGCAGTTATGAATGTCAATTCAAAGAATGGTGGGATAGTCCAGTACAAAGTCATCAGACGTATATTGAGCGCTGCCAGACAAGCAACTTGTCCTGCACATATTGTACGCTTGGTCCATGCCAGTATCGCAGGAGAATTGCAGAGCCACCACGAGCAAACTTCTAAGAGGGAAGTGCTATATGAGATGAACTGGAAATTACGACAGGAAATTAAAGAAATCATGGATTCAGAAGATGGCTGGCATATTGTTTGGCCTGCCGGTGAAATGCCAATTTCATTCTTAGATGATGAGGTCAAAGTGATTTATGAAGATAACACTGGCCTGGTCAGAATCTGTGAGGCCATCTACACCAGAACGAATGGTCCACAATCCATTGCATATTTTAAACGCAAAAAAGATGGGAGCAGACTTACAGGCGTCTTTGCCTGGAAACGCACCCAATGGTATGAAGAAGAAGGAGATTCCCAATGAAAGAATTAAAGGATACAGTTGATTTGATGTTGAGCGCCGATTATAAGGAGCGCTTTCAGGCAGAGTATTATCAGCTCCGTAACCGCTATGATAAGTTGGAGCAGATGGTCAGCGACTGGTATTGGGGTCATTTAGATTTTGAGCCTACTTGCCCTATGAGTACTTATGAAGCACAGCTGCGAGCCATGCGTGATTATTTGACCGTTCTGGAAGCAAGAGCGATTATGGAGGGCGTCAACATTGGTGTGAATTCAGAACAGTTCAATAACGATTAAATCAATCGTATGAAAGGTAAATAAGGGGCTTCGCCAGGAAGGGGGGATGCTTTCCCATGACAAAAGAACCACTCGTTTATATGCAAACTGTTCTCTCAGCCATGGAATCTTGTGGAACAGACGAGGAGACAATTTTAAAGGTATTACGGCTTCCTACAGTTGATGCAGCGCTCGTCATTAGATGTAAGGACTGTCGTTATCGTGATGGCCGACCTGGTTCACCGCCTGATATATTGTGTGCGCAGATGCATGATATGGATTATTGCAGCTATGGAGAACCATATAGAGAAGGCGAATTCTTTGATGAGCGTTATTCAAACATAGGAGAGATATAAAGTGTACGACTTAGCAAATTGTAAGCGTTGTGGGGCATCTGCATCCCTATATGGAGAGATGACTTCACGTTCTATCTATGAACACGGGCACCTAAGCAGAATAGAAGTTATTGAGCAACAGGCATATTATGCGCGTTGTAATCGGTGCCTTGTGTCTACAGCAAAGTATCCGACAGGAGAAGAAGCCTGTAATAAATGGAATGCAATGCAGTCCTAAATAAGAAATAGCAAGGAGAAGAACGTAATGAAATATGAAAAGAAAGATACAGGGATTATTGCCCAACGTATCACTGATATATGTGCATCACGAGAGATGTCAGTCTGTGAATTAGAACGGAAATTAAATCTTGGCAACGGGCTGATTTGGACATGGAAGAAAAGAAGCTCACCAACTGCTTCGACAGTTGCATATGTTGCTGACTACCTCCACGTTTCTCTGGATTATCTGTTTGGCCGCGACCAGATGTTTGATATGAAAGCAGAAGAGATAAGCGCTTACACCGGTCTTAGCTGCGAGACGATTGCAACATTACATACTATCCATATGAATACTCAGCACGATACGTCCGGCTGGATGAAGATGGTCAACGATATGGTTCTGAATGCAGTCGCTTTGTCGGGGGTGCCGGTAGAGAAAGCCAGATATAAAAAGGCTACGCAGTCTGACCGCCATGCCGAGCATCAAGCCAATATGAGCGACAATAAAGTACAATATATCGCACAAAACAAATAAAATCAGATGCCTACAATCTGTAGCCAACTGAATTTAGCACAATATAATGTACTATAATGTCTTATATAGTAGAAATGAGGTGAAGCATGCAGACGTTACAGGAAGTTCGGCACGAGATACGACGGTTAAAGACGATTGAGCAGGAGCTGGAATTAAAAGAGCGCAGCAAGTTCTTAGCTGAAGCACAGCAGTATGTCGGAAGATGCTTTCGGCAAGGGCAAATGTACGCAAAGGTTTTGGATGTCCCCCAAGAACAATACGCAGTAACTGGCAATTTATTTCAGAGCCATCTGTACCCGGCACTATGGATAAGGGATGATTATGTCCCATTTGAATTGGGCCATATTCACGATAACGCATGGAATAGGGGAAAAGCGGAAGCCATCACCAATGAGGAGTTTGAGCAGCGGTTCCAGGAAGCACTAGAGAATTTTCAGGCACGAGCACAGGCAACTGAGCCATTGGAGAATTTCTTTGGGGAGAAAGTGCATTACCTCTGGACCAAGACACGCTATGAGTATTTAGAAAGGGACGAGGAGTAAACACAGCCACTATGTACGATACAATCAAATATATCATTGCTGGGATAGAGGGCCTGGGTGTACAGACTAAAGAGGTAGAAACATGGTTTGACTTAGACGGAACGGCACATAAGATGTACTACATTTCCGTGCCAGATTCCTCTGATTGTTACGGTGCCGATGACCAAATGATGGCCGGAAGCGTATTGGCCTCTCGCACACTTGGTATCTTCCAGCAGATTTTCCCCGAAGAGATTGAAGTCATGTTTATTTCCCGACATGAGCATTGGACGCAGGAGAAGCAGTACGATACAGAGAACCGTACTCTGTGCGACCTGTCGGGTATTAACCCATGCTAGTGCAGAACCCCTGGCAACGGGGGAAATGTATAGGTTGCCTGCACTATTTTCAGTTACATAAGCAATGTGGGGCGATTCGCTATGCTGACTGGAATGGCTTTGCGTACTGCCCAACACTACAAGAATGCGATAAGTATTTGCCCTTGCCATTTCGTGAGGAGACTAAAGATGATAAGGAAGATTAAAATGACGAGTGAACAGTATGTTGAGATTATGAAACAGCGGTCGAAGGTTTTTAAGAGAGGGGATGTAGTCGTGTGCTGGCCATGCGATTGGTATAACACGGAGGTGGCTATTTTAACGCCAGCTCAGGAACATTTTCTAGCGGTCAAGCGTTTTCAGACGTTTATCGTAACCGGGATGGATGCACCTAACAAAACAGATGGTTTCTACTATAGCTTGCGGAGCGTGGAAGACAACACGGTCAGTACGTTCCCGGCACTGCATTTTGCAATGAACTTCGTCCTCGCCGCAGAGGAATATACTCGTTCAAAAACAGGTGAACAGAGACACGAAGAAGGTGCGGCAAAAGAGCAGGAGGCACAGAGCAATACGGAGGAAACTACCAATACGCAGGATGCTGTATCCTCTACAACATCAGCTGAAGTACAAGCGGCAACCCAAGAAAAAGGACAGAAAGACACGCCCAATTATAAAGTCAAGGCAAATGATTTGAATACCTTAGCGGCTCCTAGCAGCGGTAGCGTTGCCTATACATCAAACTGGTATAATGACAATGACGTTGATGCTGTATTGGCTCGTATCCGTGATATTGCAGACAAGGAAGGTTTGGAGACAGCACTGTATCGTGCTTTGTATTCTCCTAAATTCTTTGCAAATGACGAGAAAGAAACACCAGAGGTGCAAACCCTGGCCGACACCAAGAATCACACGAGAAAAGAGCAGTGGTCTGAGTGGTCAGACATGACAAGTATGGAGGTGTATGAGGGGTTGACTGTCTCGGTTCCGTTCTTGTTGGGTAAGTTCAGATTTGCGTATAAAGAGAATGGAAAGTCTGTGATTGTTCGAATTCATTTTACGGATGGTCCTTATGTGTACGCACATAGAAAGGTGATTCGTTCGTTCCACGGAAAGGCAACGTGTAGCCCATTGGATGACTTTGACGTGCAGACTGGTAAGACTATTGCGTTCAGACGAGCTATGATTAAGATGTTAGAGTATTTTGATACTACTAATAAATAATGTAAAAAGGAGAATCAACAGTGGAAACAACAAGACGTGACAACAAGGGGCGCATTTTGTTCGATAACGAGTATCAGCGTTTCGACGGGCGGTATGAGTATCGCTACTATGATAAGGATGGCAAGCGTGCCAGTGTATATAGCTGGCGGCTACTGCCAGCTGACCGCACACCACGCGGGAAGAGAGCGAAGGATGCCCTGAGAGAAATGGAACAGCGTATTGGGTGTGAACTCGGCAGAACTCAAGCAAGTTCATCTATCTCCGATGCTACGTTACATGACTATTTTATCCTATGCCGCGATACATGCTACGCACCGGGTAGCCCTATGTACACTACATATGCTTCCTACTATATACGGTTTTTGAGTGCCCCTTTGGGCAACTGTAAAATCCAAAGTATTACGCCGTTGGCGTTGACGGAAGTATATGCTGGTCTCGTATCGCAATATGGCTGTGATGAGAAGACCATTGGCATCATCAACTCTGTACTTGTAAATGTTTTCGCATTCGCTACGGAACAGGGGGTAATAGGAAGTAACCCTGCCTTATATGTATATGAGCCAATGTACTGGAAGCGCATCTTTGACGCGGCCACAAAGACAGCAACGGTTTCGTCGAAGCGGCATGGCGTTGGCGACACGATTGACGCCGAAGCGGATATCCCCATCCATCAGCGGTTTGCACTCACCATCCCCGAAGCAGCTGTATATTTCCGGCTTGGGCAGAATAAAATCCGGCGGCTCTTGAAGGAAACTCCAGACGAGAATCTTGGTGTCGAAGTAGGTGGCCACAAGCGAGTATGCAGAGAAGCTATGGAAGCATACTATGACAAGGTTCGCTATCTTTGACATTTTTTTGCATCATTTTTCATTTTTTTATTGTAGTAACTAATTGAAAAATAGGACCTGACATGGTATAATTAGTAAGCTATGTCAGGTTCTTTCTTAGAAAGGACCGAAAATTATGAGTGTAGCCAAAAGAAAAGACTCAAAAGGACGAGTATTGAAAGACGGCGAGTCGCAGCGCGCTGATGGTCGTTATCAGTACCGTTACACCGACAAGAGAGGTGAACGCCACACTGTTTATAGTTGGAAATTAGTAGCCACTGATAAAACCCCCGCTGGTAAGAAGGATAGTCAGCCGTTACGCGAAATGGAGATTGAAATACTTACCAAGGCATCTCTTAAAAACGATAACACGGGCCATGTCCCAACACTGAACGATTTCCTTGAGACTTACTTGGAGGGACGTGCAGACTTGAAGGAAAGCACGAAGCAGCTCTATCGTCAACGACATGAGCATATGTACCGTGAGGCTTTCGGGGCAAAGAAATTGAATGAAATTACAAGAGACGACATTGTGACCCTCTATGCCTCGTTCATCCGAGCAAAGAAATATGGGCTGGCCACAATTCAAATGGCAAATGGTGGTTTCGGTGCTATTTTCGAAGAAGCCAAAGCCAAGGGATTTGTCCAAGAGAATCCGGCGCACAATATCATGAAAGAACTGAAAAAGAAAATTCCAGCTATAGACGACGACGACAAGAAGATTCGCGTGTTTACTGCGGCACAGCAGGTGGCCTTTTTGAATTTTATTCGGACCAGCGCTCATTATCGTAAACAGTACGCATTTTATCTTACGCTGCTGGGGACTGGATGCCGAATTGGTGAGGCGCTAGCTTTAACATGGAATGACGTTGATTTCGACAATGGCATTATTTCTATCGACCATCAGCTAGTTGTTAGTCGGCGCAAATATGTCAGCGAATCTGAAAAAACGAACGATAGTCTTTTCAGAATCACAACCCCCAAGACAAAGAAAAGCAAGAGAGTTGTTCCTATGCTTGACGACGTAAGAACAGCTCTCTTGGAGGCGTATCAACATCGCACGCCAAAAGGTATTGCATACACGCTTGACGGGTATAGTGACTTTATCTTTTTATCGCGCTCTGGAGAGCTTCAGAGAGAAGGTACAATCTACTCTCAAATGAAGAATATTATCAAGGCGTACAACGAAGAAGAGATGAAAGCCGCTGAAGAAGAGGGACGGACCGCCAATCTCCTGCCGATGATTAGCCCTCATAAGTTGCGCCATTCGTTTTGCACTCGCCTGTTTGAGTGCGGGATGCAAGTGCAAGAGGTACAGGGTGTACTTGGGCACTCCCAAGCATCCACCACTATGAATATCTATAGTCACCTCTACGAGGTCGAATGCGAAGAAGGATTTAAGAGCTTTAAAGAGAAGGCCAATGTCCCTTTGGGGTAAACCGTGAATTGGTGTAAAATTGGTGTATAAACCTTCATCGGGTTTTTACACCAAGCCATAAAACCTAGACATTTCAATGGATTTAGGGTTTACCAAAAAGCAATGCGATGATTATACTATAATTATACAATAAATCCTAGCGGCATGCAAGAGGTCCGGCGTAGCAATGGACGCGGACGATACCGCGAGAATAACAAAATGCAAGAAAAATGTTTGGATTTTGCATGATAATCATTAAATATTGCTAATTTTAACGCCAAAATATTCAAGGTTTACTAACGCCGAGGTGCAAAAAATTACTGATAAATTCACGAAAAACGAAGCCTAGGAATGGATGAAACAGGAAGCTGAATATCGAAATTGTGGTAAAAAAGGCATTCCCATCACGTAACTTTGCAGTGAATTGGTGTACGAATTGGTGTAAACCAAAGGCCGCTCCTAGCAGTTAGGCCCCACATTACTGTATCATCTCCGTTCCAATCAAATTAACAATAATAACCAACCATTTAACACAACAAAGGGCTTGACATAGCAATCAGCCGTATACTAAAATAAACTAAGTGAGAATGTAGGCATTGAGAATGAAAATGCAAAAGCCATACCGCCCACAATTCTCTCTACACCCCACATCACCTCAACCATCCACTGACTCACCCATCCAACAAACGCCGCTTAAAACGCTTCCCAGAGCGTGAGAGGAGCATCCAATGGAAATATACTACGCTGGGAAAATCGTTCCACAATGGAAGGGACTTAAAGAGCATTGCCGTTTAGAGTACAACGGTTCTGGCCTTATCCTGTATCTCTTCTACGATTCTCCCACCCGCAATGAACTCACACAGTTCAATTCCCACAATTTTCAACTCACCATGCTAGACTTTGATGGTGTAGGCTTCTTCTGCTACAAGTTCGGCAATCTCCCTTGGGCCGATGTACCGTTTAGCCCTGCCATCTACAACCCGCCCAGAACGCTCCCAGAGCCGCCAGATGACTCAGGCTATGCACTTACCCTATTTCTGATTGATGTCGTCACAGGGACGCTCGTAGGCTGTCGTACAGTGACGATGACCTATGAGTCATCCTTGGCTATCCACGAGTGGTGGCAAGAGAGCCTGTCGCTTGTTACATCTCGTCTCCACTATGATGAGACTGTAAAATGGGTCTATGGGACTTACACCACAGCCCAGCTTGTGCTACTTAGTAAATTCCGCTTTGAAGAATAAAAAGAGCCGGTCACTTCAATTACGAGGTGACCGGTTCTACGTATCTTGACTTGCATCTTAAATTTTGCTACAATGCCTTTGTCCACTTGAGTAGTGATACCATACGGTGGCGGTTTGCTCCCTCATTTCCCTAGCAACACTGAGAGGAGCACCTTCTTACTCCTCTCTAGTTTAACCTAAGAGGGGAGGGATGCTACGTGGGAATTACATTATCAGATTTACTTCTGTTTTGCAATTTCATCGTTGCACTCTTAGCTCTGGTTGAACAACACAACCGGAACAAAAAGAAGTAACCGCCCCACCTTCCAAATGCGGCGGTTACATTAGACACCGCTAGGGAGCAAACCGCTATCGGTAGCATCTCTCTATGGGCATTATACACCCTTGGATTTGATTCTGTCAAGTCCAGGGGTGCTTTATTTTATCGCCTATTCTAGTTACATCCTATCCCAGTCCAAATGCGTTCTCTATCGCAAAAGTCATAGAACACATCCAATAACTCATTCGTATAGTTCACAATTATCTCATCAGTTAAACTGGGCACATTCCCATTACAGGCATTTGCCAATCCTTCAATGTCATGCATAAGGGAGGTAATGTCATCGTTCTCTTCCACCTCTAACGCATCCAGCACAGCACCACAGCATACAGAAAGCGCATTTAAAACTTCTAAGCACCCAACCACATCATCGGGTGAATCATGTATCACATCATGTAACTCGTCTCCGCCATTTGCAGAAATATCATAGGACCATCTCGTAAACATCGCCATATCTCTCGCTCCTTATGGGGAATTTATCAATGCAATTATAGCATATAATTTTGGAAGTTCAAGTGCCATAAGTTTTGTTTGCTAAAAAATAGGACTACCCATTACTAGATAATCCTATTTAATAGTATCGTATGAATCCTTATTTCAGAATAGGGGGTGAACTTGGAATAAGACAGAAAAAATCAGGTCCTTATTTCAAGTTAATAGCCAATGATTTCGTCAACGATGCCGTATTCCAACATATCATCCGCAGTCATGTACCATTCATGTCTCCACTTACCGGCATACTCAGCTTCCTTTATCTTCGAATGCGATAATACATAGTCACGAATCACAGTCTCATTTTGAATACAGAAAAACATAGAAAGGTCCATAACAGTCGGCAATGGTGCTGTACACTCAAAATCTCCAGCGTGTATCAATCCTAACGTGTGAGAGTAACAGCGCTTATGCACATAAGGATTTCCAAATCCGGCCATTAAAATATACATACCCATACTGTATGCCTTTGTCATGCATGTGATTGTCAATGGACATTCTATCTGGTCAATCATATCACAGATAACCATGCCGTCTTCTGTAGCACCGCCATCTGTGCAGATAACAAGTTCAATAGGGGAACGTGTCCCATCAGAACTCATATCCAACAGCGGTAACATAACTGATTCAACAATGCTTTCATCAATAGGCGCATTTAAAAGAATACGTCTCTTTACAAAATCAACATTCGGAAAGCGCAGTGCTGGACCATATTCCGAGAGTGATTCATATAAATTCATAGCCTCGTATGCCATAGTAGTAAACCTCATTATTTCTTAGAAAATTGCGTAGATGTTTGTATCGTACTCACATCAACAATGTTTAAACTTTGCATTGCTGGCTGCACGATGGAATGCATATAGCCGTCACCGCCAAGTTCTTCGTAGTCGCTAAATAATTCCCAAAATGCTTCTGACTCCATTGCTGTCCACGTTTGTGATGGATTACGGGTGGGGCCTGTATAATACCGATAGCTTTGCAATAGCCTATCGCGTAACTTGTTCAGTTCAAAGCGATTTCGGTCTTTCTCAATAGCTTCCATCCTATCTGAGAACTTGGATTGCGTTTCAGTTAGTGTCTCAATCGCACGTTGCATTTCTTCCTGTTTCTCCATTGTTTGTTTATGGTATTCAGCATACTTCTGTGCAGTATCCAATGCCTCTTGTAGTTTGGCATCCTTAGACTTTCGATTCTCATACCATTCCAAATAAACGGTTTTCAGCTTCTTTAACTGAGACCAAATGAATCCAACAGCCAACGCAAAAACGACTACATCAAGTAAGGTGATTTGTCCAAATAATTCAAGAAATGCGCTCTGTTCAGTCATTTACACCGTCTCCAAGACTCTCTCCTGGAGCGTTGACAACCTTAGACATCTCACATAGCTTTTGAATCAATTCTTGAACTTCATCAATATCAATATCATAGTTAATAGAATCAGCAGATGCTTTGACCATGGTAATGACCCACTCTTCACGCTCGGCCCCTTCGTCAAACTTTGCTTCTGCTGTTTCCATCCAACTGATAATTGTGCTAAGAAGGTCTTTCCAGTTCTTCTCCTTGATGGATTTCTCAACATATTTAATAAGGTTGGCCACTAATGGGATAGCTGCTGCCAGTCCTGAAATAATTGCAATGACCAACGAAATCAGTTCACTCTGCATGTTGCACCCTCCTTATAAATTGTTTTAGCCACAGCCACCATCACCAGAACTATTGTCTGATGAAACTGTGCTAGGTGGCTCGAATGTCTGAGACATTTCCATCATAGCTGTCTCATAGACGATACCACCTTCTGTATTTTCGGCTTTAGACTTAAATGCAATCGCAACAACGGCACTGATAACAGCGCCAACTACACTCACAATCAAAATGTAGAGAGAAGAAATATCTGCGATTGCGCCGAGTCTTGTGAAATGCCATAAATATATCTCTGCATAAAAAATAACTTCCACGCAAAGCATCATAACGCCAATGCCAAGCCATTTCGTATAGCCTAGTCCCTTGCGCTTCTGCTTTGTGGAAGTTTCAGTTTCTGCTGATTTTAGTTTAGAAATCTTGGAAGCCTTTTTCTTTTTCAGTGCCATAACAACCTCCTAGTGTCTGATATGGCTATAGGTCAGGACCTCATCAAGTCCCAACCCCCCCCTGTCCCAAGGCTTCATACAATAATAGTACAACTGTGGATGTGTCTCCCTCATACGCTGAAAACGGTTAGGCCGCCCTTCACGATGCGCACCGAAAGCACAGAAGATGCATCCTGTAGAGGACACGCCAGTGGTTCTGTACTTGCCGTTTTCATCTTGTACAATGCGGCCATACACAGGTGCATATGGTACTTCATATGTTTTCAAATACTCCAAAACATCAGAAGCCGTCCAGAAGGAGAGAGGCCGAGATTTTGGCGATACTTGGTCGAATGCATTGCAGCCATATTGCAGCCAAGATGTTTTTCGTAAATCAGACTCATCTGCCATAGTCCCCACAAAAGGTTTGCTGCCAGTCTCTTTCTCATATGCATGGAATGGACGCTTCTTCATCACATCGCAGCAGGTGGACGATACCTCAAATGGCGCATCTAATAAATGCAGCCATCTCTTGGGAACACTATTGCGAGTGTGTCCATTTTCCCCCAAAAGTTCTGCGCGGTATTCCTCATTTAGATTGTAATGCCGCAATTCATAGATGTGTGCTGCAATTTCTTTTGTGGGAACCGGATACCCATACTTTTCAATAACTTCTCTGAAACTCAGTTTTGGGCGTAACGTAATAACATTCTCAGTTGAGTTCACAAACTCTTTTAATTCTGGATACTCTAAGCCTGTATCGCAGAACACTCCCGGCACCTCAGGATACATTGTCCTCACCAAATGCAGCAATACAGTTGAATCCTTACCGCCAGAGAAGGAGACGTGTACGTTTCCATCCCAGTGATTGTACCATTGCCGGATACGTGCTTTTGACGCTTTAATTTTTGCTGAGAGAGGCAACGCTTGTAGTTGTTCTAGGTCGCCAATCTCGTGTCGAAATTCTTCTTCCATTCAATACCTCATCAAGTTGGCTGCGTAGATGATGTATACTCGGCGCTCACATAACCACAAGTGCCATCTTCACACTTCACATATAGCCATTTCTGGTCAGGCGTGTAATACCCATACCAAGTAAAACCAGTGCCGCGCTGTAGCTTCTTCAACACTTGACTCTCTGTAGAAGCATAGCGTCTCAGATTTAACCAGCTGCTGGACTGGACGTTCGCATACAGTTTTGTACCACTCTTATACTTTTCGTTCTGAAGCATACCAGAAACAGCTGTAGTAGTTGTTGTAGCCGTCTTCGGAACTGCCTTATTACCTTTGCCATTCTCGTACCAGACACCAATAAATCCACGCACTGCACGCCCCTGGTCATACAAATAGTAGTCAGTCGCATATGCAGTAGAGCCACCGCCATCTAAGTTAATAGCATACTGGTAGCCACGGGCAATCAGTTTCTCTGCCAATTCATCCAGCGTACAACCAGGATTTGCAGGAACACCGACTATAATAAACTGTTTATCACTAATGGCCAAAGCAGTACGAGCACGCTTCCCGGTAAGGCCAGCAGGTGTCACAGTAAATGCTTTCTGCCCATCTTTTACGAGCGCGGGGTAGCCACCAATATAGTCAATTGCATTGACATTGTTCTTATAACAGAACACAGGCGTCTTATTATCTTTAAAACCAATGCCATAAGACTCTGATAACAACTGTACTTGGCCGTTACTCACAACAGCAGATGCAGGCTTGTACGTGCTCATATTAAACAACTCAGCATTGCAAATTACATCGGGATAGCGCCCATTCCACTGTGCCCGTTTCGCAGCGGATGTCAATGTCTCGCCCTTCTTACCATTCATGGGGATGTACGCTAGATGCTCGATTTTATCCAGCAACACTTCTATCAGAAGCCCCTTTGCCCATTCTGTCGTATAGCACGTCATAAGTCTTCTCTCCTTTGGGGGGTCATAACTCTTTTGCCAACTGGACACATCCACTTTACCCGTAATGCCATTGATAATACCACTATCTGTGTATTGCCAGCCAGCGTAGTCTTTTAATGTCGGTGCAGTTTTCGAGTACTTTGCGACCCAAGCATCGTAAGACGCGATAGATGCATAGTCCAACTGGTCGGTAAACCAACTCTGAGAGGCATAGATACCAGGCGTATAACCCAACGCTTTAATTCGCTCACAGAAGGCGACAGCACACTTGGTACGCATAGCCTTTGTTAGCTTATTACTATCAGCACGTCCATTGCCTCCGTTTCCATTTTCAGTATCCCAAAAAATTGGGTACTTCAAGGTATACGGCTTACACAGATTCACCACATAATCAGCTTCAGCAATCGCTTCTGCTTCTGTAATAGCCTGCGTGACAAAGTACACACCTACAGGCAATCCAGCCGCAATAGCCTGTGTCATATTTGTGGCAAATGCGGTATCTGTGACCAGCGTCCCGGCAGAACCATAGCCACGATAACCAGCCCGGATAATAGCCGCGTCAACAGACTGAGCTACAGTAGGCCACGAAGTAATAGTATTGAACTGAGAAACGTCAATTACTTTTGTAGACATGAAAAACCTCCTTGCCTATCGTATTTGCCCGCGAACGGGTTTGCATACGGTGTCATCTCACCAAATTTATGCAATAAATAACTTGTATATAAAAATGAAATATGATATAATTCTATTGTATTCAGACATATAGAGAGAGGAGAATGTACAATGGCTCAGGACGCAAACAGTTCCTTAAACCGCGCAAAAAACTTTGTCGATGATGAATTCTATACGCGACTGACTGACATTGAAAAGGAATTGCGCCATTACCGGCAGCATTTCAAGGGGAAAACAGTCTTATGTAACTGTGATGACCCGTTTGAAAGCAATTTCTTTAAATACTTTGTCTTAAATTTCAATCGGCTTGGCCTAAAGAAATTAATTGCAACGTGTTATGCCACATCGCCAATCGCAGGTCAACAGTTTTCCCTCTTTGATGTTATTGGAGAGCCAGAAGACGATGAAAAACGCGCAGTAAGACCCTATAAAGCAGTTGTCACAAAGGTCTATGATGCAACAGGCGATGGTAGCGTAGATATGCTTGATGTTGCTGAACTTTTTAGAAACCATGAGAACGAATTATCTGAGTTAGAAGGGGACGGAGATTTTCGGTCCGAAGAATGCTTAGCCCTAATGGATGAGGCTGATATTGTCGTGACGAATCCGCCGTTTAGTCTTTTCGTAGACTACCTTAATACATTGGTTTCGCACCACAAGCAGTTCCTGATTATCGGCAGCCAGCCCAAAATAACCAACTTAGACTTGTTCCCGTTGATTCAAGATAATAAGATGTGGCTCGGAAATAATAACCCTGCGCCGAAGCAATTCTATGTTCCCCGCGAAAACGCTGCCAAGAAGAATGTAACTACGGACGAACAGGGGAGACATGTTGCCTCCTTTGGAAATGTATGCTGGTTCACAAACTTGGACCTCAGGAAACGCCATGAGGAATTAGTCTTGATTCAGCATTATACTCCTGAGAAATATCCGAAGTATGATAACTATGATGCCATCGAATGCCAGAATGTAAGGGACATCCCTTGTGACTATCCCGGCGTTATTGGAGTGACGCCTGGATTTTTGACAAGCCATAACCCGTCTCAATTTGATATTGTCGGCGTTGTAAATGCACCTAAAAATCCTGGCTCTCTGAATCTTGGAAAAGACTATAGAGAGTATATTGGATACCGTCAATCAGGAGAGCGTAACGGCAGAACTGGGTCAACCTTTGGCCGAAACGCTATCTTAGTAGGGGATGACGGAAAACACGACTATTACGAAAAGGACGGGAAAAGAGTCCATTCAGCATCTGCGAGAATTTTTATCAAGTACACTGACACATGGATAGAACAGCACCCAGAAGATTTCAGGAGGCGATAACCCATGAACATTGAAGAACGCAAGGTCACCATCGGTGAAGTCTATGAAGGTTACTTCAACGATGCCGAAGAAGGTGTTGTCGGCTATGATGAACTGCTTGATATTCGCCCACGGTATCAGCGCGAGTTCGTGTACAAAGATGCCCAGCGAGATGAAGTCATCCGCACTGTCATGAAAGGCTTGCCCCTCAACGTCATTTATTGGTGCAAAGTCAAGAAAGACGATGGCTCTGATGGCTTTGAGGTCCTGGACGGACAGCAACGTACTATCTCTGTTTGCGAGTATGTAGATGGCTCCTTCTCTGTGAATGACCAATACTTCTACAATCTTCCGTCTGACAAGCAACAACAGATTTTAGACTACCCATTGTTCGTTTATGTCTGTGATGGCACAGATTCTGAAAAACTCGAATGGTTCAGAATCATCAACATTGCTGGAGAGCAGCTTACAGACCAAGAGCTTCGGAATGCTGTCTATGCTGGCTCATGGGTATCAGATGCAAAGCGCTATTTCTCCAAGACAGGCTGTGCGGCAGATACCCTTGCTGGCGATTACCTCAAGGGCGCATCCATCCGGCAAGAGTATTTAGAGACTGCAATCCTTTGGGCCGCAAGCGCAGAAGGGAAGTCCATTGAGGCATACATGGCACAACATCAGAATGACCCTAGCGCCGTTATTCTTTGGAATTATTTCCGCTCAGTGATTGACTGGGTACAAGCTATCTTCCCGAAGAAGCGCCCCCAGATGAAGGGGTTGCCGTGGGGATTGCTATACAATGAACATGGCAAACGCACAGACCTTGACCCGAACAAGCTGGAGCGGGAAATTCAACGTCTGCTTGGCGACGAAGATGTCTCTAAGAAGTCTGGGATTTATGAGTATT